AATAAATTCATCTTTAGCAAAAATTTATATACTAATGACAACGAAGGATATAAATAAATTTTTAAAAGAAAGGAGCAAGAAAGTATGAATTATTATCCAAATTATAATCCCAACTATTATAATCCAAGTTATTCTTATAATATACCTTATAATCAAAATATGCAACCACAGCAAGCTCAAACACAAACATTAAATGGTAAAATTGTTGATAGTAAGGATATTGTAAAGGTTACTGATGTACCTATAGGAAGTTATGGGATTTTTCCAAAAGCAGATTTAAGTGAAATCTATATCAAATCTTGGAATAATAATGGGACTACAAATATCATAACTTTTAAGCCAGATACTAGCCAACCTATGGCAGAGCAAAATCCTATTGACGTTATTCTTGAGCGTATAAATCAGCTAGAAAGTAAAATAGATAATGTTATTAAAATTCCAGAAACAACGCCCCAAGAAGTAACACCAATAGTTGAACAACCTAAAAAGGAGGTAAATGCAAATGCCTACTAATATGATGCAAATTATTTCTTTAATGAAAAATGGCGGGAATCCTCAGCAAATGGTATTAAGTATGTTGGAACAACAAACAGAAAATAATCCATTTGCCGCAAATTTATTACAGCTTGCAAAAGGAAATAAAAGTGGCGAAATTGAACAGATTGCTCGTAATTTAGCAAAAGAAAAAGGAATAGATTTTGATACTGAATTTAACAATTTCAAGAAAACTCTTGGATTGTAAATAATAAATAATTTTATAAGGAGGAAACAGAAATGTTTAATAATGGAACAACAGGATACAGCTTATCAGATATTGCAGCTGCAACTGGAGACAGAAATGATGATAACTTTGGCGGAAATGGTGCTTGGTGGATTATCATTTTATTCTTATTCGCATTTTGCGGATGGGGCGGAAATGGCTTCGGATATGGCCGCAATGGTGCAGGTGCTGTAGAAGGTGCTATTACTAGAGCTGATTTATGTCAGGATATGAACTTTGGTCAGCTTGAAAATGGAGTAAGAGGTATTCAGAGTGGCTTATGTGATGGATTTTATGCAATGAACACAGGAATGTTAAATGGATTTGCAGGGGTTCAAAACACATTAACAACAGGATTTTCAGGAGTAGACAATGCTATTTGCTCTCTTGGTTATCAAACACAAGCTGGAATAAATAGTGTTAATGTAGGGGCAATGCAGAATACAAATGCTATTCAGCAGGATATTAATGCTAACACTGTTGCAAATATGCAAAACACTAACGCACTTCAATCTCAATTAGCAGATTGCTGCTGTGAAAATAGAGCTGCTATTGCTCAGGTTAGATACGACATGGCAACTGACACATGTGCTATTAACACTAACGCTTCTAATAATACAAGAGATATTATTGATTCTCAAAATTCAAACACAAGAGCAATTTTAGAAGCAATACAGCAAAATAAGGTAGATGCAATGCAGGATAAAATTACTGAACTTACAGCTCAGTTAACTTCAGCTAATCTTGCAGCCAGCCAGGCAGCACAAAATGCTTACTTAGTAAATGAGTTAAGACCATCACCAGTCCCAGCATATATTACAGCTAATCCATACTGCAACTGCGGTAATGCATATAGCTATGGTAATTGCTGCGGAACATTAGCTTAATAAAAATAACTAGAAACTATATTGGAGGATATAAAAATGGCAGAATATACAGCAAATACAGCTCAAACTGTAAACGCAAATAACAATGTCTTATTAACATCAACGCCAGTAAAAGGAAGTAACTCCATAATCCATAGGGAAGGTAGTGGATTAGTTACTTTGCGTGGCATTACTCAACAGTGCCGCGCAAGGTTTAAAGTTACTTTTGGTGGAAACATTGCGGTTCCAACAGGAGGAACAGCAGAAGCAATCTCATTAGCTATTGCTATAAATGGAGAACCAATTGCTACTACTACAATGATTGAAACTCCTGCAGCAGTAGAACAATATAACAATGTTGCAAGTAGTGTTTATATTGATGTACCTAAATGCTGCTGTGCCCAGATAAGTGTAGAAAACACAAGCACTCAAGCAATTTTAGTACAAAATGCAAATCTAATTGTGGATAGGGTTGCTTAAGGAGGTATAAGGAAATGGAAAGATTAAAAAGAATAAAAGAGAATTTAGTTAATTGCGTTGAAAGTCAAATTAATGGCAACATGCAAGAAGTAAATACAAAAGAATTAGGTGAAGCAATAGATATGATTAAAGATATGTCTGAAGCTATTTACTATTGCAATGTTTCAAAAGCAATGGAAGAAAGAGAAGAAGAAGAAAAATACAGTAGAAAATATTATACACCTTATGTACATTATCCAGATTATACTAGATATAGAGATATGGATAGAGATTATGGAAAAATGTATTATCACGATGGTAATATGACACATAATGATGGTAGATATACAACTCCATCAACTTCTTATCCTACAGAAATGAGAGACGTAAGAGAAGGTAAAAGTCCAGTAATGAGAAAATATTATATGGAATCAAAAGAGATGCATCATGGAAAAGAAAAACAGATAGAAGAATTAGAGAGATACTTAAAAGAATTAAGTGAAGATATTACTGAAATGATAAGCGGTGCAACTACTGAAGAAAAAACAATATTAAAACAAAAGTTAGCTCAACTAACTAATAAGATAGCCTAATGTTTAATATAAATGGTATAGAATGGCAATTGAAATTTGTGCCTTCTAATTATGAAGCATTAATACGGAGCAATAAAACAAAAACAGTCGGAGTTTGCGATAATAATACACATACTATTTATATAGATAATGATATTAATGGTTTTCTTTTAAAGAGAGTAATATGCCATGAACTTACTCATGCAGCGATGTTTTCTTATGGTATTGATTTATCAATAGAACAAGAAGAATTATTTGCCGATTTAATCGCTACATATGGAGAAGAAATCATAGATATTACTAATGCCCTTTTTAAAAGTTTAAAAGAGAGATAGATAAGTTCTATCTCTCTTTTTTTTATTCCCAATTAAATTTATCAATCATTGCGGAAGCATACCCAATACCAATAGCATCTGCTATGTCATCATTAACTGTAATATTATATTTATTTTTTACAAACTCAATATCTTTTGGTTTTAAAGAGGTGCGGCGAACGCCACTACCAGTTTTTATTCCACATATTTTTCTCCATTGACTTGGATATAAATATTCTATATCGAGCTTCCCGCATTTTTCATGTACAAAGATTGCTACAGCTCCCTGTAACCACATTAATGCTCTATGTGTTTTTATATTTTGTACGCCCGTTTCAGGTCTTACTTCTTCTACTACAATTTTATCTACTTTATATTTTTCTAATACGTTATCCAAACCGTATATAATTTTTTGTATTCTTTTGATTAAATCATTTGAAGATGCAGTAATGCATCCATAATCTACTAATTCTTCATCGTCGAAAACAGCCCAACCGCTTGATTTAGTAGATAAATCTAATGCTAGTCTTTTCATCTAAAATCCTCCTATCTATATCTAGATTATAACATAAAAATTTTTAGATGTCAAGCCTTTTTAAACAAAAAATAAGAGCAATTAAATTGCTCTTATTTATATTACTGGTTGTCTGTACTGCCGAAACCACCCTCGCCTCTTTCAGTTTCATTCAAGTCTTCTACTTCTTCAAAATTAATAGGATAAAAAGGTAAGAGAATTAATTGGGCAATTCTATCACCAGGATTAATTGTTTTTACTTCATCACTATCATTATGAAGAGGCACAATATATTCTCCTCTATAATCTGAATCACAAACACCAACACAATTTGCAGGACGTAAACTTTGTTTAGTTGCTAATCCGCTTCTTGCAAAAATAGCTCCAAATGTATCATTAGGTAAAACCATTGCTAAACCTGTTCCTATTTTAACTGTCTCATGTGGCTGAATAGTGATACTTTCATCTATTGCTGCATATAAGTCATATCCTGCTGCTTGTTCACTTCCTCTTGTTGGAATTATAGCAGAATCTTTAAGTTTTTTAATCTGAACTGCTCCTGCACATGGTCTCATTTCATATTGTAAATTTCCTACTGGAATAATCATTATTCTTCTTCCTCCTCAATTGTTTCATTTATATTATTAAAAGCACTTTTCTGTTCATAATTCACATTAATTACATCTACTGGTTCTGCTTCATCATTGAACAGTTTAGTAACTTCAAATCTTATCCATTCATCAATTACTTCGCCCTTACTCTTTTTCTCTTTTTTAGTGCTACTATATTTAGCTACTGTAAAACGATGGTCTGATTTTAATTCTTTTAAAAATTCTTCTACTTCTTTTTCACTTGATAGTCTATATGTTTCTACAACTTTTGTTAAATATCTCATTTTTATATCTCCTTAAATAATATTGATTGTAAGAGTCTCTTTACTATATTTTTTAATATCTTCTTCTTTTATTTTAGAAGAAATTCCTTTTGAAAATTGCTTTGGGCCTGTTAAATCTAATTGATGAACGTCATATTGCTGAGAAAGACCTAAAACCATAGTTGGAATTTCATTAAGTTCTACTCCAACTGCATCTATTTTATTTCCATTTTCATATACATAGAATTTTTGAACTAAGTCAAAAGGTCTTAAAACGCCTATAATTTTTTTCATCTTTATTACTCCTCTATAATAGCAGCATCATAACTAAAGAAATGATAACAATAAACTTCATTAGAAGAATCTTTCAGCCAGATTTCCAAAGCATCTGCAATATCTGATTCATCTATTCCTATTACATTACCTCTATTTAATAAACATTCTTTTAAGTCCTGAACTGCATTTTTTGCTTTTATTTTTTTATCGCCTATAGAACAAAGATTAAATAAAGTATAATTATGAATATCATTATTTAATAACATAAAATACTGATTATGGTTTTTAATATATTCATAAGCAACTTTTAATTCTTCGTCTAATTCTTTATCTGTTAAGGCTTTTTCCTGTGCAACCGCTTGTTTATTCATATCATATAAAGTTCCCATTGAAACTTCATTTTTATGCTCTTGATATTTCTTTTCAAATACGTCAGGTTTGCAAGGATAAAACTCACCTCTTAAACCTTTTATAATATAATCATTTTCTGTTGCTTGCATTTCACCTTCAAGAGTATGTATCCAACAATAGGCTACATCATCTTTTACAGAAAAATCATAACAAATATCATCTCCACAAAATGATTGTAATTCTTCTTTGTTGTCTTTTGTAAATTGAATTGCTTCAATTTGACAAGGTTTTGTATCATATATCTTTGACATACTTATAAAACTCCTTTTTCTCTGTTAATATAATTATATTAAAATTTTTTCTTTTTGTCAATTTATAAACCCAATAATACATTGATTTTTACTTCCTCTTAATTCAAGAGTTAAATCTCTTTCCGATTGAATAAAAGGTCCATCTATTAAATAATTAATTTTAGAAAAAATTTTTTTATCATAATCAAAAGTAACATCATTTAAAAGCTGGTCTAAAACATAACCAGTCCATATATAAATTTTTATATCAGGATATTGTTTTCTTACTTTTGATAATAAATCAGCAATATATTCTCTATTTTCCGGACATAGAGGTTCCCCGCCTAATATAGAAAAATTTCTTTTTACTCCATTTTTATCTATTGCTTTTAAAACTTTATCAGTAAGCTTATTAGGTTCTATTTCTTGTCCGCCATTAAAATCCCAAGTTTCAGGATTATGACATCCAGGACATCTATGTGGACAACCTTGCATCCATAAGCTTACACAAACACCTTTTCCATCTACTATATCATTTTCTTTTAAATCTGCATATCTCATATTAATTTTCTCCTTTTATATTTTAATATGATTTTTACATTTTGGACATTTAATATAATCATAATAAGAATTATATAATAATTTGTTAAAGTAAATTGTACAGTTTCTTTAACAAATACTTTATATTTATCTTTTTCAGAGTATCCAAAGTGCATTTGCACTTTGGACACTTTATTTTATATATTTTCCCATCTTCTATAATTTCCATATCAATCTCCTAATCTAAATGAACTACTCGCTCATTAATTTCCTGCGTCTTACCTCGATTAAAAAAGTTTGAACCGATATATCCACATACTCTTCTAGTAACATGCAATTTACTATGGTCTGTGCATCCACAATTAGGACAATACCAATCTAAAGTATCTGGGTTTATAAGTATTTCGCCTTCATATCCGCAATTTTCACATAAGTCAGATTTAGTATTTATTTCAGCATACTGAATATTTTCATAAATAAATTGAATTAATTGAATTACTGCGGGGATATTATCATTCATATTAGGTACTTCTACATAAGAAATACATCCGCCGCTTGATAATTTTTGAAATTGACTTTCAAATTTTAATTTGCTAAAAGCATCAATAGGTTCTGTAACATGAACATGATAACTATTTGTTAAATACAATTTATCTGTTACGTGAGGAATAACTCCAAATCTATTCTTTGTAGTACGAGCAAATCTATAAGTAAGTGATTCTGCGGGAGTTCCATATAAACCAAAACCATATCCAGTTTCTTTTTTCCATTTATCGCAAGTATCTTTTAACTTTTTCATTATTTCTAAAGCCAATTCCTGACCTGCTTCTGAAGTATGGCTTTCTTCAATCAACGAATAAACGCACTCATATAAACCATGGTATCCTAAACTAACTGTAGCATATCCATTTTCTAATAAAGAATCTATTTTACTACCTTTTGGTAATCTAGCGAAAGCACCATGTTCCCAAAGTATAGGAGCTGTTTCTGTTGTAGTTCCTTTTAATTTATTTATTCTTAGCATTAAGGCTTCATAACATAAATTTAATCTTTCATCAAGAATATCCCAAAACAAATCTAAGTCTCCATTTGCGGATAACCCTACATCAACTAAATTTAATGAAACTACACCCATATTAAATCTTCCATAAGCTTTATTTTTACCATTTTCATCATACCATGGAGAGAGAAAACTTCTGCATCCCATACAAGGAAAAACTTCACCGATGTTTTCTTTCATTGCTTTTACAGAAATGTAATCTGGAACTAATCTTTTAGCTGAACACTTTGCTGCAAGTTCTGTTAAATAAAAATATTTGCTATCTTCATATGCGTTATTATCGTCAAGGAAATATAATAATTTAGGGAAAGCAGGACTAATATAATGTCCTTCTTTATCTTTCACTCCTGTTATTCTTTGTTTTAATATTTCTTCAATAATCATTGCATTTTCTTTTTCATACTCAGGGTCTTCATTTATCCACATAGCAATAGATAAAAATGGAGATTGTCCATTTGTGGTCATTAAAGTGTTTAATTGATATTGAATGGTTTGAACTCCATCTGCTATTTCTTTTTTCAATCTTTTTCTTGCAATTTTTTCTACATTTTCTTTAAAAATTTCACTATCAATATTTCCAAAAGAGCAGTCATATAATTCAGATGCTACTTCTTTTATATAATTATCATAACTTTTACGAACATATGGTGCTAAATGAGAAGTAGAAAAAGTTTGACCGCCATATTGACAGCTTGCAACTTGAGCTACTATTTGAGTAGTAATAGTTGCCGCAGTTCTAAAACTATGCGGTGTTTCTATTAAAGTTTCATTAATAACAGTGCCATTATCTAACATATCTTTTAAATTAATTAAACAGCAATTATTAATAGACTGTATAAAATAATCTAAATCGTGGATATGTATTAATCCTTCATCATGGGCATGTATTAAATGAGCGGGTATCATTTTTCTTCGTGCTATTGATTTAGAAATTTCTCCAGCAATTAAATCTCTTTGAGTTGGAGCTAATGAAGGAGCTTTATTAGAGTTTTCCATCTGCAATTCTTCATTGTTACCGCCAATTAAAGATAGGATAGATTCATCACTATCCATAGTTTGCTTTTGATATTTTCTTAATACTTTAAAATCTTCATAAGATTTTGCAGTTAAACTTTGACCATAATGAATAAGTCTATCAAATATATATTTGTCAACTTGTTCTCTTGTTACTACATTTTGGTCGCCGCCTTCTTTTAAAAAGTATTTCTCTGTATCAATAGAAATTAATCTTGCAATGTCAGGTAAATAAATTCCACCATCTTTCATTGCTGATACTATTGCTTTTTTAATTTTATTTTTATCAAAAACAACAATAGTTCCATTTTCTTTTACAAAAAACATTCTGTTTCCTCCTATTTTTTAATTTTGGATTAACCAGGGAAGGCTAGGAAAAAGCCTCCCAATAGGTTATCATATAATATCTAATTTATTCAATATTAATTAATCATTATTGCCCTGTAGAAAATCATATGGAACTAACTTTAAAAGATTAGAAAAATGTGATGGTTCAAATCTATTATCAAATTCTTCATAGAAAAATGTATCTTTATACATTTTAAAATCTTCTTTATCTGTTATAAAACGTCTGCAAATTTCATAGCAGTCTGGATTATTTTCTCTTGCTAAAACTCTTTGTAATCTTTTTTTATCATCACAATAGATGTAAATAGGAACTACTTCTAATCGTTTATCTTTAAGAATGTTACAAACGCCTGCAATGTCAAACACACCAACATTAATTTTATCAGGGTGCAATGTAGATAACATAGTTCCATAATACCAGTTATTAAAAACTGTATATTCTAACATTTCATTATTTTCTATATTTTCTAACATTTCTACTAAAGTAACAAAATTATAGTCTTTCCCGTCTATTTCATTTTCTCTTTTTGGGCGGGTGGTGCAAGATACAATTCTATGAAAAGAAGGGTTTTCTTCTAAGAGTCCATTTAACACTGTATCTTTACCAGCTCCGCTTTCTCCAAACAGAGCTAGTATTTTTATTTTTTTAGAATCCATATTAATTTTCCTCCGCATTATATCTATCATGTATTAAGTTAATATCCCCATTAACCACTTCTGTAATTTTATTATATAATAACTGAAAAGCCTCACTATCTTCAAAATATTGGAAATGATAGTTTCCACATTTTTTTCTTTTACCTTGGCAATTTAACATAACGGACTGAGTAGAACGATTACAAAAATCGGCGGCTTCTTGCAAACTATTAAAAACTTGTTGAGTTTCTAAACAATAAACTTTTCTAAATTTTCCTGTTCGCTTTTGAAGTACTTTTTTTATATTTTGCACAGTAGCTTCTTCAGCTTTTAAAAAATGTAAATTATGACAGCCATTTCTTTCTCCTCGAATAACTTTTTCAATATCTCCTGGGTTTGAAAATCCTAATTGTCTAGATGCTTCAGCAATTGATTCATAAAAAGTTTGGTTTTCTATACAATAAATTTTAATGCCTTGGAAACAATAAGGAGAACTTTTTTGACCTTGTTCTAATATATTATAACCATTTTTTATACTATTATATTTTTGAATGTAATAAGTTTCTTGTTTCAAAGCTTCATCTTCATTCAAGTCTTTTTCTAAAATAATATGTTCAAAATTATTCCATCCATATTTTAAAATAGCATTAAAAAATTTAGGTTGCTTTCTATACCCATTTCCATATTGCCATCTTTCTCTTGGTTTTCTACTTGTAATTCCTACATAACATTTATTATTAATTTTATTTTTATGTAAATACACACAATATTTTTTCATTTATTTAAGCTCCTTTCATCTTATATTATATAAAAATATTTTTTATATAATTGATGAAAGGTACCCATAAATTATATATTTTCTTTAGACTCATATCGTTCATGAGTAAGTTCAATATTTCCATCTGATAAAACATTTGTAATACGATAAAGTTGATGAGATAAAGTATTTTTATAAGACTTTGTAACAAACATATCATCTCTTCTAAAACCAGTACACATTATTTTTGTACCTCTTGTGAACCAACCTTTTTCTTTTATTTTCTTAGTTCCATCTTCTTGTTTTTCAGAAATTTGTTTATTAAACATAGCATAATATTCCTTTGTAAATTTAACATTTACTACTCCATCTGTTGTTAATAAAGAAATAGAAGATTTAGCATCATTCTTACTAATAACAGTACCTATAATTTTATAAGTTTTATAAATAGGAATTTGTCTACCATTTCTTTTAAAGAAATAATCTACTTCAGGATTTGTCGGTAAATTAAAGAAATTAACAATTCCGTACTTATTTACATTAACTTCTTGTAATTCATGCTCGTGATAATAGAAACATAAACTTTCCATTTCCCAACTAGAAATGTTTCCAGAAGCATATTTTTCCCATTGCTCTTTAAAGAGTAATTCATTAAATTTCTTTAACATTGACTCTTGATTATCTTTTAAATAATTCCTTGCTTTATCCATACATTCTTTATAAATTTTATCCCATGTTTTTTGAATAATACAAGTACAGCCATTAATAACTTCTAATTGTTCTATGTCAAAAAATGTATTATAAAAAGTTTCACAAGGCTCATCAAATACATAATATTGACCAACTTTTTTATAAGTTTTTAAATATTTATTAAATATAAATACTCTTTTTTCAAAATCTAATTCTTTAGGAATTAGATTTCTTTGAATTAATCCATTAAAATTTTGTAAAGTTAAACGTTTTTTAGGTTCACTTACAATAGATAGATAATATGTCATAATTACAATTCTTGGAGATACTTTTAACTGTTTTCCCCAATCTTCTTCTAATCTATCAAAAGCTCCTGACTTAATTAAAGATACCATTGCTTTTTTATTAAGCGGACATCTCTGCATAAAATCTTTAATTCCTACATAAGGTCTTCCCGCTTTAATTAAATCAATAGTTGCTTTATTAATACCGCTTAATGCTTTCATACCAAATAAGATTTCATTTGTTTCAATATTAGGTTTAAAACTATAATCAGATTTATTTATATCAATTAAAGATACTTTAATTCCTCTTCCTACCGTATCACCTAATGCTTTTGCTATCTTGCCATAATCAGCATTTTTTTCTTTTCTCTCTGTATCATCATCTTCATCAAGAGAACCACTATTTACAATTAAGCAAGCAGTGTTCCAATAAATTGGATTCCAATTAGTTGCAATATATATTGATTGAACACCGATAAAGGAATAGGCTAATGCATGAATTACTGAAAATGAATACCCCATCTGAGGCCCAACACCATATTTCCATACATATTCACCTAAAGTTTTTCTTTTTGCTTTTTCTAAAATATCTTTCTTTAATTGCGGTATTTTAGACATTTGCTTTTTACCTACAATTTTACGGGCGGCGTTTGCTTCTTCCAAATTAAATCCGCATATATTTTCATCCATTAACATTTGCATTAATTGTTCTTGTGATGGTGGAACTCCATATGATTTTAAGAAATATGGCTCTAAAGTTTTCTGCTCTTCTTTTGTTAAACCAAAATCATCCATTTCTTTATACCATAAAGATATATCATTTTTATATCTGATATATTTCTCCATAGGCGTTTCCGCACCTTTTTCAGATGTCATCAGTCTCATTAATCCATTAGCATCAGCCATTTCTAATATATTATGCGGTCTAATCTTTTTTGCCGCCTGACTTCCTACATCACTATCGAACTGAAAAATATTTAACACACTATTGTTACTTAATGCATCCCATATTCTTTTATCATCTAAAGGAAGTTTTGTTGGATGAAAATACTTATCATAAACTTCTCTTAATGATAAATCTTTTTCAATTTCTCCATTCTCTTGTAAAAGCTGAATAGCTTTGAGAAGTTTATCCTGAACTTCTGTTAATAAGAAGTCGTATTTTGTCATTCCTGCAGCTTCACACATATGTAAATCATATTGAGTAATAATATCGCCATTAGGAGCTTTCATAAAACAACCAAATTCATACGGGTCTTCATCAAACATAATAACACCAGATGCATGACTTCCACGTCTACTAATCAATCCTTCAATTCCGAACATAATATCAAGTAAACCCGGATAACTTTGAACTTCATTAACAAAAGTTTTTACAGGTTTTCTATCTTTTTCAGGATTGCCATAAACTACATCATTTAAGCTCCATACAAAACCTCTTTCTTGAGGTATCAAAGAAGATAAATATGCGGAAGTATCTGGGTCTATTCCATCAGGATACTCTTCACTTCTATATCCTCTACAAGCTGTTCCTATTGTAGCTTTTGTACTTTCTGTTCCAAAAGTTGCAATTAAAGTACAACCTAAATTTTCTTTAGATAAATCATCAATATCTGAATTAAAATTCTTTCCACGTTCTTTCTTAATTTCATTGATAATAGTAGGTCTTTTACTTGGGCATAGGTCTAAATCAATATCGCCAAGCTCTAAACGTTTTTTATTTAAGTATCTCCAGAAAGGTAAATCCCATTCCAGTGGGTCAAGCTGCGTAATACCTAATAGAAAGTGATTCAATCCTGAACAACTTGAACCTCTTCCTGCGCCTACTAAACTACCACAATTCCAAAATAAATCAATATAATGTTGCAAAGTTACAGGATATGAAAACATATTAGTTCCTAATTCTTTGCCTACAACCCTTTTTATATCAGCTTCTTCTTCTAATCTATCTAAATATTTTTCTTTATACAAATTTTTATCTACTAAAGCATCTAAACATTGATTTACCCAATATCTTTCCATTTTATCATCAGATGTTAGCATACTTTGTAAAATAGGATAATTTTCATTTATATGCATTTTTCTTGTAATCTGAAATCCAGGTATCCAATCTTGATTTTTTGGATAATCTTTAACTGCTACTTTTGGAATTGTTTGGTTATGTCTTAATGAATAATTTTCAATCTTTTCATATATTTCATATGAATTTGCAACCATTTGTTCATAATTCATACTTGATGGAGTTAAGTTTTTCTGAATTTCTTCTTCTGATTGAAGATAAGCAAATTCATAAAATTCATCAACTTCTCTTTCTCCACCTTTAGAATTTAAAAATGCTTTATGTACAAATCTATCTTCTTTTGTTAAATAATGAGCATCAGTACCAATTACCATTTTTACATCAAATGCTTTTGCTATTGCTTTTAATCTAATATTTGCTTTTATCTGGTCAGCACTTGTCCCAGGTGCACACTCTACATAAAAATCATCGCCAAATAATTTTTTACAAAATAACATAAAATTAACTATATGTTGATGTGCGGCAGTCGCACCCATGTTATCTCCAGTAACTTCACAATTTACTAATTCAACTGTTGCTGAACTTAACTCTCCTCCTAAACAAGCTGTTGTTGCTATTAATGAATTAGGATATTTATTTACAATTTCTTCTAAATCTGAATATAATGTTACAACTCTTTGCATACCTCTATCAGAATATGCGTTCATCCAAGCTCTTGAAGATAATTCTCTTAATGCTCTATGTCCCATTTTATTTTTTGCAATCAAAATAAAATGATAATATTTTTGTCCACTTTCTCTGGTTTCACATAAATAAATTTCATTACCTAAAGCAATTTTAAAGTCAGGATTCTTCTCTCTTATTTTTTCTGAATATATATTTACTTGCATATGAGAACTCAAACATTCATGGTCTGTGATTGCAATCCCAGATAAACCGAGCTCAATCGCTCGGTCTATAAGTTTTTCAGGTTTATTAATACAATCAAGCAAACGAAGATTTGAGTACTCGGTATGTGAATGAATTTCCATACGAGCCATATTATTCCGCCTTTCTGTTTATATAATGTGGATGTTTATTTAAAAATGACTCTGCTTCTTTAAAAGTCCTAAACCTATAATTCTTCCACAAAGTCATAGTATCCATATTTAATAAACGATATTGATAATTTTCTGTATCTCTTACTATTGTCATATGATAAAGAAAACTCTTTTCTTGTTGAGCTTCTTTGTCTTTGTAAATTTGTTTAAAAGTTTTAATACATTCCTTTTTCATCATTTACTCCTTAATTTTTTATTATATAAATATTATATCATATAATTTCATTTTTGTCAATGCAATTTTTGCATTTTATTTGTTTTAAATCAAAATATCCAAATTTCAAAAATAAATAATCTATTACATTTATTGCATCTTTTTGGAGTAAAAGCAAACTTATCATAATATGTTATTGTCATATTTTATTCACTCCTTAATGTTCCTATTCTTTATTTTTTCTTTTTAAAAACCATAACAGGTTCTTTCCATCCTTTATACTGGTCTTTTGTATAGCTTGTATTCATCCAAAAATTCTTTTGTGGAGTTTTAAAATCAAAAATTTCTACAAATTCTAAATCTGTATCTTCCTTTAATATATTAAAAACATCATCAAATATTTTTTGTTTTCCTAAATTAGTTAAATTTTTACAGTTTATTAATATTAAACCATCAATTTTTAAATAATTTTTAGTATTATTTAACATAGGTATCATAAAATCTTTTAGCCATTTATCATAATTATTATAATTACTACTTGAAGCAAAATTATCATTACTATAACTCTCTAGGTTAAAATAAGGAGGAGAGGTAAACATTAAATCAAAATTATTAATTAATTCTAAATGTGGATTTTCCGCCCCATCATATATATATTTTAAATCTTCTTCATTTATATAGTTATTTTTAATCAAAAACTCTTTCATTTTTTGGCTTTGGGTTATTACGCCTAAATTAGCATCTATACCAGTATATTTATGACCAGATAAAACCGCGGCCGCCCCTCTACTACCAAAGCCAGCACACGTATCTAAAATATTTAATTTCTTTCCATTACTATATCTATTATAAATATCTTTTGCAACTCTAATATCAAAATTAGCTACTTTTCTTGCTATTCTTGTACCGTTTCTAAAAAAACTTTTAATATTTACAATTTCATCTTTGCTAGTGTAAAAATTAGGTTTTGTTGAAACATAATTTTTAATCCATGCTATATCTTCATCATTGTTTAATGCTTCATAAGGTGACTTTGAATATTTGTTTGCTTTACTTTTAAAAATCTCTTCCTCAAAGAAATGATTTAAAAACTTATAACAATGACCTTTTTTATTTACAAAATTAGATATATCTTTTTTTAATTCCTCTGTTGTATATTTTTTTAAATATCTTTGTGTAATTATCTTCTAAAAAACTCACTTTTCTCTCCTATCTTATTAATACTAACCTTTCTGATGCTCTAGTGCAAGCTGTATATAACCAACGAGCATGCTCTTCTTCATCAAAAGGAAAACGTTCTTCTAAAACTAGAACTTTATCCCATTCAGAGCCTTGTGCTTTATGACATGTAACTGCATAAGCATAAGCAAATTCTTTAGGTACTGGATTATTTTCTTTATATTTTTTACTTAACATAAATGAAGTTTTCCAATCCACACAAGGTTTTTCTGTTGATAACATTTGTTTATCTATTTCTAAGCTACCAAAATTGATGCCATCATCTGTTGTAAAATTAGCATTTAATACATCTATATTTATATTTTTCCCTGGCAATTTAGGTTTAACAGAATAACTATAACAATCTTTTATATAGCCAACAGTACCATTAACTAAAATATTTTCGCCCTTCATATCACTATTTTCCCAATAGTTTCGTAAACAAATAATCTTATCACCTTCTTCGGGTTTATCACCCTTGCCTAATAATTGTCGCATCTGTTGGTTTATATTATTTCTAGTGTTATTAGTTGCTACTAATATCTGGTCTGCCCATAATAACATTCCCGTATTTAATTCTTCTTTTTTAATTACTTGCACTTCTTTACCTTGCATAAAAGGAATAGGTTCTTTATTTCTAATTTTCATAGTTAATTGAATAATTTCAGATTCCGCAGCTTGACGCATTACTTCATCTAAAAAAATATGCGGATTATCTAATAAATGATTATCTTCTTTTTTGTCTATAGGCGGAAGTTGGAACGGGTCTCCCAAGCAAATAACATAAACATTATATTTAAACAATCTTTCCATCAACTCTTTTGGAGCCATAGAAACTTCATCTACCACTACAATTTTATATTCTAATTCTTCTTTTGGCTTTCTGAAAAAAGTACCGTCTCTTTTAGGAAAGAAATCATATAACAATTTATGCAATGTAATTGCATTTTTATTACCTTTTTTTCTCAACACTTCCGCTGCTTTTCCAGTGTATGCTGCATAGCAAACTTCTGTTTTAGCATCAATATTATAATTAGATAAGGCATCTATAATAAATTTTACTAGAGTTGTCTTACCTGTGCCCGCATATCCAGATATAACGGTATATTTTTCGCCCTTTGTATATCGGTCAATAGCAATTTTAAGCCCTTTATTTTGTTTATCTGTTAATATCATTTTATATGCCTTTCTTATTCTATTATTCTTTACTTATATTATACTATATTTTTTATATTTTTTCAAGATAAAGAAAAATTGGATTGAAAAAAGTCAAAACCTATTTTCAATCCAAGAAGCGACCACTCTCGCTCCACTCATTAAAAGAAATATTTTGCTGAATCTATAATTTCATAATCTTCAATCATTATTTGAGCATTAATCCAACCATTATATTCATTTACGTTACAGCGTCCTACAACATTTAATTCAATAAAACCATCTGTCTGAAATTTATTACATTCTTCTTCTGAAACGTTAAATTTCATTAAGCTAACTTTACTAGGTAAAGTTATTTTTAATGTATTTGTTGATTTAGCATATATAGTAACCATATCTTTAGTTATTTTTAAATTTTTAATAGCAACATATGGCTCATCAACATCTTGTCCCCATAAATAATCTAATGCACCTATAGTTAAAATATTTTGAGGATTTACATTATTACCTTCATATATATAATCTACATTATAAACAGGTTCTGGACTTATATCTTTAAAATATTGATTTATATATTCTAAAAATTCAGTAATAGCCTTCTCGCCTTGATAAGTGAACTCTATACTCAAACCAAAAGCATTTTGATGTCCTTGTGCAAACTCTACATTAGGTCCCGCTTCACATATATCTTTAAAATTAGTGACGCCTGATTTTTCATATCCTCTTGCTGAACCTCTATAATACATATGAACAAGGCCTTCTTCATCTTCTTCTTCAACTCTTGTCAAGATACAACAAGGTCTTTGATATTTAGCCATAAATTTATTTGCAATTAATCCCGCGATATTTGTATCAATTTGGCCTGGTTGCAATAGAAAAAGAAGAATTTTATTTTCTAACATATTATTTTTTTCAATTAATCCTTCAAGAGTTTCAAGACCTTTATTTTCTTCTCTTGTTTGTCTATTTTTAACATTCGTTGCTGTTCTAATTGCTTGTTCAACTAATTTTTCCTGTTCTCCTAATTTATGTCCTCTCTTGGTTGAAGGCACCATTTGAAAGGCTTTATAATTTAACATTGATTCAAATAATAATTTTTTCTCTATCATAGTTCCACTCCTATTCATAGCATTAACAAAAGGAGCAATATAAAAAGCTGCGCCCATTGGGGTTATTTCCGTACCTAATTTAAAAGCATTTTTTTGAGCCATATAATAAATAAACGGATTTTTTATATTTTTAAATCCCTTATTAATCAAATATTTTGTTTCATATGATTTTAAACTCATCATATCAGCTAAATTACCAAGAGCAACTAAATCTAAATATTTATCAGCATAAGAAGTTTTCATAATGCTATCTATATATCTGCAAAATTGCCATGTTACACCAACTCCTGATAAATCTTTATTAGGATAATCTGATAATTGATTGTTGATAACAATAGCATTTTCACTAATTCTTTCGGCTTCATGATGGTCTAAAACAATTACTTGAGTAGCATTTTCTGCAAGTTTTTTATGTTCTACATAATCATTACTGGAACTATCTGGACATATAACAAGAGAATAATTACATTCCAGTAAAGTTTCTATATGGTCTGCTAATCCATGTTGTTTTCCTTCGTGGAAAGAATAGTCTAAACAATTTTCAACCCAATAAGGAAATAAATCGTGTAAATAATTAATAAGTAATGCAGAAGATGTAAATCCATCACAATCTGAGTCTACTATGATTATAACTTTTAAATTGTTTTGAATTGCATGAATTAATGCCGCGGCTGCCGCCTTTAAGTTATTTACACCAAGACTTTCAAAAGAATTTATATCTTCATCAGAAGTGTGTAAATAATGTTCAATATTTTCTTTTTCTATTCCTCTATTGACTAAAATTTGAACAATAGCTCCCCAATTTTCAGTGGGTGTTGTAATTAATTTAAAATTCATTTATTTAACTCCTTAAAAATAATGTATTCTTTCTGTATAGTTAGGTAATATTTCACCCTTCCTAGAAATACATGTAGCTTTTGGAAAAATTAATGATTTTCTATCTGTTATTGGAATGAGATTATCTATAAAACATTCATCCCACCTAATACCTCTTATATTATCATTACATTTTACTGCATTAAGTGTCATTTTATTTTTAAATACTATTCGAGTTTCTGTTCTTTCAACTATTTTTAATTTTCTAATTTTTTCTACATATAAAGCAATAAAATTCATCATATTAATTGATGAAATTAAAGTAGAGCCATATATATAAATTTTTTTATAAGCATATCTTTTTTTAAATTTATAATTTTTTAACCATGTCATATAATTACCCTTTCTTTAAATAATTGTAAAAATATATCTTTTCCTTTATCTATTGGACTATCTTTATAATCTAATAAATTTTGTTTATCAAACAAATAAGAAATTTGAACATATGAGCCATACTTATCGTGAATATTATATAATTTCTTAACAAGCTTTTCCCATTCTGCATCTCCTTGCTCTTGGAACTGCTTATCAAAAGCAATGATAATTTCTTTTGCTCTACAGGATATTAATAATTCTACTTGATAACTTAATAAATTAAATCCGCAAGTAGCAACAGAAATATCATTATCAGCTCCAAAATAAGAAGCATAAAGAAGCGGCGACTTCTCGCCTTCAAAAACAAAAACTTTTTCTAATTTTTTAATATTATCTTTACTATTGTTTAAATTATAAAGATTAAAACCTAATGGATGATTAAACATTACTCCATTCAAAATAGATGGTCTATATTTTCCATATTTTTCGTTGTCCTTAATTAATGTTCTTTCTCTAATTCCAACTAGATTATTGTTTATATCATAATGCGGAATAACAATTCCATTAGATGAAGGATTAAAAGCGATATTATGTTGTTTCATTACCTCATCTGTTATGCCTTCCTTTTCCCAAGGAATTATTCTTGGTTGAGGAAGATGTTTTAAAAAAGTATTATCATACTTTTTTAATTCTACTCTTTTTTTATTATCATTTTTTATATCTATTTGCTCATATTTTTCAAAAATTTTCCAATCATTAAGTTTTGGTTGTAAATTTGAAAAATTTTCATTTTTTGGTGTTTTATTAAAATATTTAGCTACATAATCAACAGCATCATATAATTCCCACGCTCTTGCGGCAAGTCCTTCCCTCGTTTGAAAGAAAATAACTTCATTATTATGATTTTTAATTTTAGCAACTAATTCAAAAATATCAAAAGAAGTCCCACAATCAGTGTAGCATTTAAATAATTTTGTATTATCATAATAATATAACTTATGAGAACCTTCTCCAAAATTATTATGACAAATTGTTTTGGCAGTGAACAAACTTTCACCTTTCATAATAGGTTCACCGCCAAACTCCGCAACTAAATTAAAAACTTCGTCTATTGTTAAAGAATTTTTTATTTCATCTTTATCATAATATTCATGCATTTATATTCTCTCCTAAAAAGCACTTTGTTGTTCTTCTTGTCTTGGTTTTACTTCTATCTTTAAATCTTCAATATTAATTAACTCATACTGATAATTTGTTGCGAACATTGGTTCAATTTTACAAGTCCCTCTGTCGTCTTTACACCACAATAATATATCTTTATAACGACCTCTTCTGTTTTTATAAACTGAAATTTTTATTGTCGGATTAGGATATCCGCCTTCTCTTAAAACTTTTTCAAGAGCAGTCATATCTTCTTGGCTTGTCTGCAACATAATCATACCACAGTCAATTTTATCTGCAATAGATTTTGCACCTCTTAATAAGTTTTGGTCATATTGACTTGCAGTTTTATATTCTGCATTTAACTGGGTGGCAGACATAATAAAAATGCCATATTGATTACACATATCTTTTAATTTAATAGACATCATAAATAATACATTATCTTCCCTTAATCCTTTAATACCCGTCTTTGAAGTTACTTCACTTAAGATTTTCATTGAAGTATGTATATAATCAAAAAAGACATAACGAACATCATAATCTCTAATTCCTCTTTTAATAGTTGTTTCAATATCTTTTAAAGAGAAATCAGGTAATTGTTCAATATATAAAGGACTGTCTTTAAGAACTGTTGCCGCCTTTACTACACGCTCCCATTCGCCTGCATAATAATTTCCATCTATAATATGTTCTTCATTTACATTAGATAGAAAAGCTAACATCATTGTCTGTACTTCTTCTTTATCTTGCTCTGTTGCTATAAATAAAGTTGGTTCTTTTGTTCCATTGATTTCCCAATTTTGAGAATAAGGATTATAAATTTCTGAACAAGCAATAGTGCAAGCATCTGCTATCATTGCTCTTGTCTTTCCTACACCTGTCGCAGCAGAACGTAAATAAAACTTTTTTAATCTTGCTCCTCTTGTAATAGTATTAACTAAAGAACCAAAAAGCGGATAACCTATTTCTGGAGTTTCTTTTAATCTAGAAAGAAGTTCTAATGCTCCATCTCCCGCCTGAACTGCACTATCATTTGAATCGTCTACATATTTTAATCTTATATCTGTAATTTTATCATTAATTAAATCTGCTATTGTATCTAATGAAGAATTATCTAACCAATCTTCTTGAGCTTGTTTTTTCTTAACATCTAAAATATTATCTATATCATAAAGCCAAGATAAATCCATTCCGCATTTTTCATTATACATTCTTAATAAAGTCATTTTCTTCATTCTATTGTAATAATAATCAAATGCGGCAACTTGAGTGGAATTAGATAATTTTATCAAATAATCTTGACCTTTATTAACTTTATAAACTGCTAATTTTTTTGGTCTTTGTTCTAAATAATCTTCAATAGCATTAATTGTAATTTCTTTTGCCCCTAACATATGTAAATTATAAATAGAACCAAAAATAATTCTATGAAATTCTTCTGTGAAATCTTCTTCACAAAAAAAGTATTTATCTTCCATATCTAATAAACTTGGATTAGCATAAATACCGCCAATAACTTGCATAATAGATGGTATATCTACATATCTTTGTGCCATTAATTCTCCTCCTCATCAAGATTAAATAATTTTCTTTTTTTTATATAGGTTCTTGGAGAAAAAATTGATATTATCCTCTCTGTTGGTTTATATTCTTCTATGTTTTTCTCTTGATTTACTAATTGAGCTAAATATAAAGCATAATAATATTGACATGCTTCATCATAAACATATGGAATAATGCCTATACCACCATTTGCTTTTTCTATTGGGTTTCCTTTAATTTCAAAAAACCAATGCAAAGTTTTTTTCATACCGCTATAACTATAATTATAGTCTTTATGAAATGTATGTATTTGTTTTCTAATCTTTGCACTTATAGTATTAATTTTTAATAACTTTTTTATATAATTTTCTAATTCTTCTAAATCTTTTTCATCTTGCGTTTTTAGAGCCTCTTGTTTTTCAGCACAGGCTTTATGAGCATATCTTCTTTCAGATATTTTCACTGTTGGCTCTTTATCTCTATCAAAACGCTCTTTACAAAATTTACAAGTGACATAGTGAGCCATAAACCTACTCCTTTTATACTATTTCTTTCTATAAATATTATATCATATTTTTTTATAAAAATCAAAAAGTTCTTAGTTTTTCAACTAAGAACTTTAATATCTATATTGTATAAAATTAAATTGTTGCCATTAAATCTTTCATATCAGTAACAATTAAATCTAATGCTTCAGTTTGTTCTCTTGAACATTGATTTACTTTCTGTCCTCTACCCAAATATCTGTCAGTAATTTGACTAATCTTTGGAGATATTTCTTTTTCAAAAACATCTTCAGGAGTTACTTCAATTAAATGATTAACCATTGTATTAAATTCATTTACTAATTCATCAAAATCTAATTCAGTCTTACCATTGTATAAATTAACTTTTTCATCAGTAAAGTATTCAGAACCGTCTTCCGCTGCCTGCTTATCTATTGCTTCTCCAATTGCTTTAACTAAATTTTGATAGCTAAAATCAATATAATCTGGAGTATACTTAAATCTACTTCCCGCTACATATCTTGGAGTTCCTCTCATAAATAACTTTGTAGAAACTTCACCTTTTTCATCTTGAACTGCTCTTGAATATCCAATAATATCACACATTCTTGAAACAATATTTCTTGGTTTACTTCCTAAAGTTGGCACTATCTGATTATATTCATGTCCTTGCTCATCCTTAAAAGTCTTATCAACAGAATGACTAATTAAAACAAGACCATAATCTAATTGAACAATAGAACGAAGACATTCATCAAATTCTTTAGCTACTAAAGTATAACCTTTACCAAAAGCAATGTCTCCAATTGAGTCTACTCCAAAACCGCCGTCTGGTCTCTTCGCATTATCACAAATATATTTTTCGCATAAGTCATAAGCTATATCAACAGTATCAATAATAATAGTTTCAAATTTCTTTTTAATTTCTTCATCCTTTAACTGTCTTAGAGCCTTTCTAAAATCTGCCCATGAATTAATAGGTAAAGCCATTGCTCCTGGAATCGCACTATAACCTTTTTCAAAAGCAAATAATAAATGATTTGGGAATTTTGTGGCGGTTGTGGTCTTTCCGCTCTTTGGTTCTCCATAAAAGAATACACTATATCCACGTAAATCTCTACTAACCTGATGAGGTTGTATTGCTGCTAAATTTATATCACTCATTTTAAATCTCCTTCTTATTATATTTTAAAACTAAACAATAAGAGGTTTCCCTCTTATTGTTCATTATTGTTACTTTTGTTTCTATTTATTAGAAACTAAAATTGCCAGCAGCTACTGCACCAACTGGTGTTGCAGGAGAAGGAGTATTATTAGCTGCTTTCTGTGCCATATATTCGTCACGCTGTTTTTTAACATTAGCAAGATAAACTTGTCTGTTCTGATTTGCTTTTGTTACATCTTCAGCTGTTAAAATCTTTTCATCTCCGAAATCATAAGGAACTGGACTAGCTCCTGTAATAAGATATTCTTTTGTTGTTCTCTTTGAAGTCCTTACTGCATTTTCCCCAAATGCTGAATCCTGAGTATATGTATATTCCTGAGTGAAATTACGTACATGTCCCCATACCTGTGTAAATAAAGGCTGTGCTTCTGTTACATCTAAACTTTCAAAATATTTCATTCCATCTTCTGTTCTAACAGAAAATTCCATTGGTAAAATATCACCTCTAAAATTGAAGATTGCTCCTCTAACAACAACATAGTCTTTTTTGATATTTCTATCTGGATTAGCTTCAATATGAGCAATGTTAGTAATAAGCATATCTGTATTGAATTTTGTTCTTGCAGTTTCATCTTCGTTAAGCTGATTTAAAGTAATGAAGTTTACAAATCCGCCTTCATTTCTCTTTTCTGATACTAACTGGTCTTCTCCATTGTCATTTATAAAAAAGTCATTTAAAGCAATTGATGGAGTTACCTGAACTAAAGTAGCATTATCTTTGCCATCTGCAATCCAAGTCTTTCCTTCTTCAATAATACTCTTTAAATTTGTAAAAGTGCTATTCTTTCCGCCCTGTTTTGTTGACTCAGATACATAAGTATAATGAACTTTAACAACATTCAAACCAGCTTCATCAGTTGCAATTTCAAGATTACCTTGAATAAAAGCTTTTCCAAAATTTGGAGACTGTGAATTTTGAACTGTCTTTATTTTTAAATCATGTTGAAAAACTCTTCCTTCAATAGTTTCTGTGTTAATCATTCTTTTCATAATTATTTTTTCTCCTTAATTTTTCTTTTATCTTATTTATTTCATATTTATATTATAACAAAAAATTTTTATCTTGTCAAAATTATGCTTATTCACTTCTAAAAGTATTAATTATTATTTTTATCTATTAATTCATCTAAAAATAATAATTCTCCTGCATAAGGCAATGTTCTTGCCCATTGAATAAAAAATTCATCTACTTTAGTATGGATTCCACTCCATTCATTTAATTTATGGAATCTTCTTTGTCCTTTACTACACATAGCAAAAAGATTTTCATATGACATTGTAACGGTTCTAGTTTGAAGCCATGATTCTGGTAACCAACGAATAAGTTCTTTCCAATATCTTTCATCTTTAGTATCAAGATATTTTTGACGAAGTCCTTCTAACATATCTATTAAACGTAAAATCGTTTTTTTGCTATCATAACAATTCACATTCTCTCCAATAGGAGCTCCTGTCCAATCTAAATTATCTACATAATCATCTATTTCAAAACAATCAAAAGTGATAGGTTTTGCAGTTAGTTTATGCATTGTAGATGTGCTATTTGCAACAGTTCCTACCTTATAAGTATCAAATTCTTTCCACCAGTATAGTGGAGCTGTAATATCAACAGAAACAATAATCTGACGCATAAATTTACGGTGCTCTGGGCCGGCTTTAATAAGACGCTGTGCTAATTCCAAATCTTTTGGTCCTATAAAAGCAACCTCTGCAATCATGTCATCATTATTTCTATATAAAACTCCATTGTCTAATAGCCATTTATCATACTTATCTTCTAATGCTATTCTTTCTTCTTCATAATCTCCCAAACTATCATAATATTCAGGTTTTTCATTTTCTGCCCATACACTAGCCATATCATAATCAGCTTCTGTATATTCATAATCAATTAGTCCAAAAAAACTATCACTTAAGTGATAACTTTCTTTAGGATTTCTCATACCTCTTAAAGCACCTTCAAAATTCATTACTCTTGTATTATTAAATTTCATTATTTTCCTACTCCTTTATTGCTATTATAACCAAAATCATTTGTCATATATAAATCTATATAATACTTTTCTTTTTCATTTAATTGTTCTCTTGGACATTGTTCAATTAATTCCCAAGAGAAATTCCAAATACCATATTCTTGCATTGCTTTATAAAGTTTATTATTTGCGGGAGCGTCTATTCCTAATCCGCACTTAGCATGGTCTTTCCATCTTTTAGCTACATCTACTGCTTGACCAATGTAGCTCTCTCCGCTTATTTGATTGGTAATTTTATATATACCTGTAACAGTAGAAGCACCTAAAACATTATTGCATAAAGAAGTCATAGGTTTTTGAAAGAAAGTTGACCAAATCAACATACTTAATATTCTTGGCTTGTTTAAATCTTTCTTTACTCTTTCGAGAGTTTGAATATCATTCCTATCAGCAACAGAGCAAGGTAAACAATAAAAATCTTTTTGTTCTTTAATTTCTTTTTCTCTTGTTATTGCCTTTTGTGCGGCGATGCGAGTTTGACGAATTGTGTCTAGCTCTTTATGTTCATCATCCATCTTTTTTAAAGTTTCCATTTGAAAATCAGAATAAGATTTTTGTAATAATTTTTTACTATCTTCCCAATCTATCTTTTCATCTTCATACTTTTGTTTAATACTAGCAATATTGGTTTGATATTCTTTCTCTGCGATTGATATACGCTTTTCTTTTTCTTCTTCTAATTGATTTGTAATTTTAGTTAAATTATCTATTTCATTATTTCTTTTGAGAATTAAATCTTCATTCTCTTGTTTTAATAACTTATTTTTTATTTCAAATTCTTTATTTTGATTTTTAATATCTTCATTTATTTTTTGAATTTTACTACCTTTATAAAAAACAAAAATCAAAATAAGAATACTAATAACTAATATTATATATTCCATAGTTCCTCATTTTTTGGTATAAAAATAGAGTTGAATAATAATTCAACCCTATTTTTTATTTGAAATTAAAATTATTCAGCTGTAGCTTCAGCATCTGGGTCAAATGCAGCCCCAGCTTCTGTAAGTTTAATAAACTTAACTGGCTTATGTGTTCCATCTTCTAATTCAATCTCTGCTGGAATTCTTTCCATAAGACCTTTTCTCTGGAAAGCTGAAGTAACAATACCATTAACCTGTCTTACTTCAAGACCTGTAGCTGTTGCAATATCAGCTGCTGTAATGTTTTCTCCGTTTACACTCTTAACATAATCAAATACTTTTCTTGAATTTTCTTTTAATACTGCCATTTTTAATTTTTCTCCTTTAATTTAAAATATTTTTTATATTAGATACTTTGTATCTTTATATGAATATTATATCACAAAAATTTTCAATTGTCAAGAAATTTTTGTTTTAATATAAATTCATCAATATACATAATTTCTTCAAAATTTAGTTCCGCACTTAGCTTTATAATTTCTGACTGATAATGCTTTATCCGCTCAGCATCATTATTTTTTTGAGCTAAAGCTAATCTTTTTTCAGTTTTAACTAACTTATGTGCGATACTTTTTAAATTTCCTTTATTTTTCATATTTATATTATACCTAAAAATTTTTTAATTGTCAATCATCTTCTTCAATTGTTTTTCTGTAATAATTGGAATACCTAACTTTTGTGCAGTTTTATTCTTCGCACTTGTAGAATTAATATCATTATTAATTAAATAATTTGTATTTCCGCTTACAGAGCCAGTAACTTTTCCACCTAAATCTTCGATATAACTTTTTATAGCATCTCTATTTTTAAATTCTTTTAATTTTCCTGTTACACAAAAAGTTAATCCTTTTAATGTAATATCTTCATTTTTTATAACTATTTTTTCAAAAGTTAAATATGGTTCAACTTCTTTTGCTATTGAAAAATCAAAAGAGTTTAATGCTTTTTCCATTTCAGGGCCAAACCCATCTAATGCAGACCATTGTCCATCTCCCACAGCACTGATAAAATCATCCCAAGTTGCAAAATATTTTACAATTTCTTTTGCAACTGTTTTTCCTATAAGTGGAATACCTAATGCGGAAATAAAATTTTCTAATTTGCATATTTTACTATTTTCAATAGCTTGAAGAATATTAGTAACTGATTTTTCACCAAAACCTTCTTTATCTATCCATTCTTTTTTATATTTATTTAAACTATAAATATCAGTAATTTTATTTACCCAACCCCAGTTAATTAATTTTTCAAGAGTCGCTTTAGATAAACCTTTTATATCCATACCTTTTTTACCACAAAAGTGGTCTAGTTTATTGATAAGCTTGCCTTCACATTGTGGATTTTCACAAACTAAATTTTTCACGCCAGAAGCTGAAATGGAAATCTTTGTAGGGTGTCCGCAAACGGGACAAGTATTAGGAATATTGATATGCTTTTCTTTAGAATAATCTCCTATATGCTCCCATGATTTAACTTGAGGTATAATCATATTAGCCTTATAAATATGGAGAATATCTCCTCTTCTTTCAAAACCTCCGCTCAATTCTTCCATAACACTAATATTATGTAGATTTGCTCTTGACACAGTTGTTTCTTCCAGTTCCACAGGTTTAAATATAGCTACTGGGGTTAAAACTCCAGTTCTACCCATCATCCATTCAATATCTAATAATTCAGTATCTACCTCTGTATCACTAAATTTAAAAGCATAAGCTGCTCTTGCATGATGACTAGTTGACCCCAATGAAGTTCCATATTCTATATCATTAAATCTACCTACTAATCCATCAATAGGATAGCCTAATTCTTTACAAGAATTTACAAGAAAATCTCTAGTATCCCAATCAAAACTAGAAGTCCAAGGTGGTACAGTAAAGCCTAATTTTCTTAATGTAGTAAAATTTTTTATAACTGTAGATTCTAAACCCTCTACTACATTCCATACTACAAATGTTAATTTTCTTTTTCTGCACTCATTAGCATTTAATAATCTAATAGAGCCACTTGCAAAATTTCTATTATTTTTATATTCTTCTTTAAAAGGTTCAAAATCTTTATCTGTACAAATTATTTCGCCATCAATAATTAATCTTTCTTTATATGGGATAATATAAGGAACTCCTTGAACAGTTAAAATGTTATGAGTAACATCTTCTCCTATTTCTCCATCACCTCTTGTTTCAGCAGAAATAATTTTACCATTTTCATATACAAGAGATACAGTTAATCCATCTAATTTTGGCATACCTACAACATCTTTATTTTCAAAATATTCTATAAACTCTTGCCAATCTTTTGTTTTATCAAGAGATAACATAGGATGATTATGTTTTACTTTTGTTAGACTTGTCTTAAATTCATAATGAATATTTTGAGTTGGAGAACCCATTAAGCATATTCCCGTTTCTTCTTCTAGTGCTTTTAATTCAAAATAATTTTTATCCCACTCAATATCTGAAACTACTGGATAACCTGCGTCATATTTATTAGTCCAATCATTTAATAATTGAATTAATTGTTTCATTCTTTTTATCTTAAAAAAATTATTCATTAATTACACCTTTCTTTTTTATCGCTTCATCAATTGTTATTCTATGATAATTTTTAACATCTTTTAAATATCCAGCTTCTAAAATATCTTTTAAACTTATAATAGTATTATTTTCATTCCATCCTATTACATCTGATGCAAAGTTTAATCCTTCACCATCATAAAAAGTACCATTGTGAACGTGTCCATGTATATTTAAACACATTTCTCCTAATCCACTAATTGGTTCATGGCTTAATAAAATTCTATCTGCTATAAATAGCGGACCTGTGTAAATTTCATCAAAATGACCAGCCATTTTACTTCTTACATCGTGATTACCTGTGATTAATACCTTATAACATTTTAATTCATCCATATATGCGGGATTGCCTACATCACCTAAATGAATTAATGTATCATTTTTATGGACTAATTTTTTTAAATTGGCTATATGTTTTTCTGGAGTAATCCAATCTGGGTCCATAAACTTACAGTCTGCATCTTCAAAATGTGTATCTGATACAAAATATATTGAACCTTTTTCTGACCACTTCTGAAAAATCGGATACAATGTTTTTATCATAAAATTACAACTCCTTTTCATATCTTATATAAATATTATATAATAATTTTTATTAAAAATCAATAAGAGGGTTTATATACCCTCTTATTTTATAACTTCACTACTGATGTTATTATGCTATCTTTAATCATTAGATTACCAGCTCCGCCTCTTTTTATAGTTGGAACTTCTCGTGCAGATATGCAAATAGAGTTTGGTCTACCAATAGCTAAAATATTATCTTCTTCACTTAACATTAAAGCTCCAATAATATTACCTGTGTTTTCTTTTGGTTTATAAATCATTAAGCCTTTTCCACCTCTACCTTGGCAAGGAAATTCGTCTAACTCTGTTTGGGTCATTAAACCTTTTGAAGTAAATACTGCAACTTTATCTTTCTCATTATGGATAGGTAACCCAATAACAATTTCATCATCTTCATCCATCTTAATACCTTTTACTCCAGAAGTTGTTCTACCAATAGGTTTAATATCTGTAGTAATAAAATGAATTGATTGACCTTTCTTTGTTATTAAAATTAAATCTTCATCCTTTAAAAAAGTTACATTTGCTATATCATCACCATCTTTTATTTTTATGGCAGCGATACCTGTACTTCTTTTTATTTTTGTATATTCTTCTAATTCTGTCTTTTTAACTAATCCTTTTTTAGTTATAAATACTACATATTCTGCATCTGTTTTTCTATTAAGAGAGGTAACTGCAACAATAGATTCATCATTTCCACAATTAATTAAAGTTGTTAAAGGTATACCTTTAGATACATTTGTTCCAGTAGGAATATTATCTACTAATATTTTATACATTTTACCTTTTGAAGTAAATACCATTAAAGTATCAATAGTATTAGTAGAAAAAGCATCTAATATAACAGAATCTGCAGATTTTACACCTTTACCTTTTTTACGCTGTACTTTAAAACTCTTTTTTGGAACTCGTTTGATATAACCAGTTTGAGTTGTAATTACTACCACATCTTCTGGTACTACTACTTCAATTTCTTTCTCATCTTTTGGTACTTCAATCTGTGCTAATTCAGTTCTTCTATCATCACCATATTTTTTAACAATAGTTTGAAGTTTTTCTCTTATTGCAGATAATTGTCTATCTTGATTAGTTAAAATATCATTAATATCGGCAATTTTAGACACTAATTCTTTTTTCTCGTTTTCAATTTCAACTTTTTCTAAATGAGCCAAACTTGATAATCTCATTGCTAAAATTGCTTTTGCTTGAGATTCAGAAAAATTATATTTAGCTATCAAACTTTCTTTTGCTTTTGTTGAATTTGCTGATTGCTTAATTAAAGCAATAACATTATCAATATCTTCAAGAGCAATTAAAAGTCCTTCTACAATATGTAATCTTGCTTTTGCTTTATATAAATCAAATTTTAATTCTTTTTTCAAACAATCAATATTATGTTTTATATAAATACTGATGCAATCTTTTAAATTTAATTCTGTAGGCGTTTTACCTACTAATCCAACTTGATTATATGAAAAAGACGATTGCAAATTTGTTTTTGCAAATAATTTTTTAACTATCCCTTCAACATTTACATCTTTTTTACAAGAGATAACAATTCTAATTTCTTTTTTGCTACTTTCATCAACTACTTCAGAAATTCCTTCAATCTCTTTTTCATCACAAGCTTTGCCTATTGAATTTAATATCGCTTCTGTACTTACTCCATAAGGGATTTCATAGAAAACGATATTATTTTTTTCTATTTTATACTGTCCTCTTACTTTTACAGTACCTCTGCCTGTTGCCATAATTTGCGGAATATCATTTTTATTTATAATCAAACCACCTGTTGGAAAATCAGGACCTGGTAATGTAGGTTCTTTTCCATCCATTACATCATATATTGCTTGTGCAACTTCTTTTAAATTGTGCGGTGCCCATGAACAAGCCATAGCTACGCCAATTCCGCTATTTGGATTACACAAGAGGTTAGGAAAAATTGCGGGAAGTGTAATTGGTTCATTTGCATTTTCATCATAATTAGGAATAAAGTCAACATTCTTTTTCTTTAATCCATTTAATAAACCATCTTCTGTAATTTTTGCCAATCTTGCGTTTGTATATCTATAAGCAGCGGGACCATCTCCACTAATATTACCCATGTTTCCGTGGAAATCAATTAAAGGGTAACGCATTATCCAAGGTTGAGATAAACGTACTAACGCTCCATATATACTAGAATCGCCATGGGGATGCCATTTACCCATGACATCTCCAACTATTCTTGCACATTTAACGTGTTCCTTTGATGATGTATAACCACTGTCATATGCTCCCCATAAAATTCTTCTTGCAACTGGTTTTAAACCAGATTTAGAATCAGGGAGAGCTCTATCTGAGTTAACCGCAACTGCATATTCTATAAAGTTTTGTTCAAGTTCTCTCGATAAATTGTGCATTTAAAACTCTCCTTTTTTATTTTCTATATATATTATATCTTATTATTTATAAAAAATCAATTTTTATATATATTGTGCTTCATGACTATGAGTTTGAATAAACTCTTTTCTTGGGACAATTTTAGTTCCCATTAAATCATCAAATAAATCATCTGTTTTCATAATATCATCTACAGTAATCTGTCTAATAATTCTTTGTTCTGGGTCTACCAAAATTTCAGTTTCATCAGCGGACATTTCTCCGAGTCCTTTTAAATGTTTAACCTGATATTTCTTTGTAGCTTTTGCTCTATATTTTTCTAATTCTTCATCATCTTTAAGATAAATATATGTATCTTTTCCTTCAGTTACCTTATAAAGTGGTGGCACTCCCGCATAAATATGTCCATCTAATACTAACTCAGGGCAGAATGTCCAAATAAAAGTATAGAAAAGGTTCTTGATGTGAGCACCATCTACATCGGCATCTGACATAATAATAATCTTGTCATATCTTAAATCAGCTGGGTCATATGTTAATTTCATTGTTTTCATATCAACAGTTAAACCAAAAGCGTCAATCATTGTCATAATTTCTTGATTTTTTTGTATTTTTTCTAAAGTTGCTTTTCTTACATTTAAAATCTTACCCCTAATAGGCATAATAGCCTGAGTTTTCCTGTCTCTTGCCGTCTTTAAGTTACCACTAGCACTGTCGCCCTCAGTTATATATACTTCACATTTACTTCTATCTTTTGAATTGCAATCCGCTAGTTTTGTATCAAATTTTAAAACTTTTTCTTTTCTTTTTTTCTCTTTTGCTCTGATAGATTCTCTTGCTTTTTTAGCTGCATCTCTTGCTTTTTTAGCATTAATAGTTTTATCCGCAATTTCCTTTATTTCTTTTTCATTAATAGATAACCATGTTTGAATATTTGCAGAAATAATTGAATTAAATGGTTTCATATCAATGCTTGTAATTCTACTCTTTACCTGTGCATCATATTTAACATTAGGAGCAGTTAAATTAAATACAAGAAACATCCCTTCTTGAATATCTTCTCCGCTTAAATTATCATCCTTATCTTTTAACCATTTTTTCTCTCTAAAGAATTTATTAAATTCTCTAGTTATAATAGTTTTAATTTGAGAAATATGATTTCCGCTTTCTGTTAAACCTGTATTTACATAAGGAACAATAGTGGAAGAATAATTTGAAGTATATGTTAAAACTAAATCAATATCATTTTTGCCATCTTTATCTTTAATACATAATCTATTATTTATAATTTCTTTATCTTTAACTAAATCAGTAACTAAATCATTTATACCATTATCACTATAATAATTAATCACTTTATCAGTTTTCTTATCAGTCAAGGAAATATTTAATCCAGGACATAAACAAGATAATGTTTTTAAATAATCTTTTACCTTATTTAATTCTACATTAGTATGAGTAAAAAATTCTTCACTTGGCTGCCAAGCTACATAAATTCCTGATTCTTCTTTTGTTTTTCCAACTTCTCTTCTATCAAAAACGCCTTCTATAAATTCAATAGTTTCATATTCTCCATCTCTATAAGAAGTTACAGTAAGATTATGAGATAAAAATGTAGGAAGCTTTGAACCTATACCAAAGTTACCAAGAGAAGTTCCTTCATAAGTACCATCCTCTCTATATTTACCAGAAGTATTCAATACACTAAATACTGCTTCTAATACTGTTTTTCCATCTTCTCTTAAAGAATTAACCAATATACCTTGTCCATAATCTCTTACAGATATAGTATCTTCATTTATAAGAGTAATATCAATTTTATTACCATGACCTAACTTAAATTCATCAATAGAGTTAGAAACTATCTCAACTAAAAGTTGTGTTGAATAAGTTGTATCACCACAATAAACTTGAGGTTTTAATCTTGTAAATTGTAGCGGGTCTAAACTCTCAATACTTTCTTTATTATACAAGTTATTCATATTTTAACTCCTTTTCTTCTTTTTATCTTTACTTTTTTCTTCATACTTATAATTATATCAAAAATATTTTTATTTGTCAAAATTATTCTCATAATAACAAATCTAATCTTACTTCATCTTCAGTAGCAAGGACGTCAGCTATCTCATTTCCAAGAATACCACTATGCCCTTTAATTTTCTCTATTCTAATTTGACAATTGGAAAAATTTTCTATATAATTATTATAGATTTCTTCAAATATATCTTTATTCTTTACTTCTTGTTTTTTACTATTAGTCCAATTATTTCTAGCCCATGAATATATCCATGTGTTTAGGGCATTATAACAATAGGCGGAATCCGTATATATTGTTGCAGAAATTTTCTCTCTTAAACAATATTTTATAGCATAGCTAATAGCCTTTATTTCTTCTCTATTATTAGTGGTATTTTGTGATTGTTCGCTATGATAGTGAAGTATTTTTCCACCATCAAAGACTACCATTCCAAAACCGCCAGGACCAGGATTTCCACTACAAGCTCCGTCTGTATATATCTCAATCATTATTTTCTCTCCTTATTATATGCTTCAGATAGCATATCATATAATCGCTTAAGTCTATTTACGTCTAAAACATAATCTTCATCATAACAAACTAAATCTGTTAAACAATAGTCTAAAAATATTTTAGTTTGTGGGTGCATTGCTAGACCCTTCTTTTTCTTCTCTATCCACCAATCTAATTCTTTTTCATAGGTAAATTGTTTTCCCATATAAGCACGACCTGCGCCCAAATAATCGCATAGCATTTCAAGAACATATTTAAAAGGCATCTGTAAAGGTTCTCCACCCTTGTCAAAATTATCCTGCCAATATTCATAGTGATGTGGATTTCTACCTTTATGATGTAGCCACGCCATTGAATAACCTTTATCTTCTTTACAAGCATCTATTGGACTTCTATTACCTTGATAATATTTTACACTTTCCCAAAACTCTATAGGAGAAAATTTAGATATATCATGTAATATTCCTTGTTTATATAATCCTAGTTTCCAGCAATATTGTCGCACATAGTGTTTATGCTTACAAACTTTTACAAAATGTTGAACAACTTTTCTCATTCTCTTTACTCCTTTTTTGCTTTGCAAATTTATTTCTAATTTATCTTATAATGCTATTATAACAAAAAAATGATAAATTGTCAATAAGAAATAAAAAAATAGGCAAATTTAATTAAAATAACTAAATTTGCCTATCATAAAACTACATTAATTCTGCGGTTGCCGCAATTTTTGACCTATAACAAGTTTGTAAAGTAACTTCTCCATAAAAAGGTTTCCCTCTAAATACTTCAGATAACCTTGATAAACCATTGTTATCACCGCTATAGCTTACCATATCTACTTGGCTCTTGTCATCACCTTCAACTACGCAAACAGCATCTTCACCAACTCTTTGTAGCATTAATTTCATCATATCTATTGTACTATTTTGTGCTTCTGTAATATATATACCAGCTTGCATACCAGTAGTATCCATACCTCTACAATCTGCAGCAGGCACTAATACTAAAGTACCTTGTTCAATCATTATTTCAACCTGGTCCATTCCACCAAATTTAGCAGCAAGAAAATTACCAATTTGAGAATCCAATAATTTTTCATCCTTATCTCCTGGATAAAAACCTAACTTAGCTGCTCCTCTTACTGCAACAGTGTTACAAAAAATAATAATTTTATTAATTTTGCCAGCTTCAAATAAAGATATTAATGAGCCCAGACCTAAGTAGCTTTTACCGGAGCCCGCCTTACCTCTTAAAACAGTAATTTGATTGTTAAGTAAACTATCAATAGCTAACTGTTGATATGCGTCGCCATTCATTGGAGATATATCCCCAAAAAATCTAGATGGAATCTTTTTATATCCAATTCTAATATATTTTCCATCTTTCCATTTATATTTATCAACAATATTTCCATCCTGTTTAATAATCACATATTCATTTTCTAATAAATTAAAATGATTAATATAATTATCATTATATATATCATTATAAAAATGTGCTAAATCTTCTTCATTTAATTCAATCTCCTTATACCCTGTGTATTCTTCCTTTTGATTATTTTCATCAAAAGACACTGGAATACCAAGAAGTTCTGCAAAATGCTGACATAATAAATCATTAGTAATAAAAATAAAATCTGTATTATCCTTTTGTGCCTCTAAATAAACTGAGTATGCACATGCTAATATTTGAGAATCGTTATTTCTAGGTAGGTCATCAAATAACTCATTTAATTCTTCATAAGAATATTTAAAAGGGATAACAGTATAATTAGAACGATTATCAGTTAAAAAGCGGACTACTTTTCTTGCTTTATATTTTATATCTTCATCTTTGTGAATAGATGTTTTTATATTTTCTAATTCTTCTATTGTTACACTACTAATATAAAAATGGTCATTTATTTTATCTAAATTATTTAATAAATAACAAGTGTCTATAAAAGTTATCATTCTTCTTCCTCCTCGTAATATTCTTCTTCTGTTTCAGGAGCTTGAAATCCTATACAACAAGTATTTTCAGGAGGTAACTCCGCTTCTTGTAATTCTTTTTCAATCAGATAATCTTTATAAGCGATTTTAGTACAAATATGTTTTGTTACTTGAGCTAAAATATTATTTAAACTATCAATTAAATTAATACCAAAAAGTCCAACTAAAAGACCTATACAAAAATTTATCATATATTCGCCTTTCTATAAAAAATATTTTTCATACTTAATATAAAGAATACTATAATAAAATTATTTATTTTTGGCTTGTTTCTTTTGATTAAAACTATTTAATATTCTTTCTCTTGATTGAATTTTATTTTCTAAACTTTGTTCTAATTTTACTTTCTCTTGTTTTAAATCAGTCAGTTTTTTAATTTCTTCTGTAATTTTTCTTTTTACTTTTTTACTTTCAACAGAGTTAATATTTACATTATCAGAATTTTGATATTCTGCAAGTAATTCTGTTAAAACTTTAATTCTATATCTTTGAGATTTTATTTGTTCTTTTACGCTTTTTATTTCAGCTCTAATATGAGCATACTCACATCCCGCATAGCGGCTACCCCTTTTATTTTCTCTATCTTTTGGATGCAATGCAGCAAGAGCATCAAAAGTTCCAAATTTATTTGCTATTTTTACATATGATAAACCAGATTCTTCATCATAATGTGCTGTTATTAACTTTGATTTAACCATAGTCTTTCTCCTTTTATTATTTATATACCCTTATTTTATCAAAAAAGAATTTTAATGTCAAACAATGAATAAAAAATCCCATATGCATGCGTAAAATCAGCACCGTCAACGACAGCCAAAAATAAAAGAGTAGCATTTAATGCTACTCTACCATTCGCTCTTTTTATTTTTAAGCTCTCTAATACTCGATACAATTTCAGACTTAAATAAGCCTGATATAACAGATAATACCGCCCATATAATTGGAATATCCTTTAATGCAATAGTAATTCCCATTGCCGCAAGTCCTGATACCATTAAAGGTCCAATAGTAATTTTAAGTATTAACCCCATCAAAAAACCAAATCCAAAAGTAATAAAAGGCTCAATTATTATTATAGCAATAACTATAGCCCATATTCCAATAACACCTAAACATCCAATATTTTCATCTAAATAATCATTCATATTATTCAACCTCCATATAAAACCCTTTTATATCTTCAATAATATCATCAATTAAAACAGGTCTCATACTATGAGCATCCAATTCAACATGATATATCAATCCATGCTTATCCATATCCCAAAATCTATCTGTAGTATGTAGATGACCACATAAATTAATGATACCAAATAATCCTTTATCATCATAGTTAGATGTCATAGTTGGATAATGAGATAAATAAAAATTATATTTTTTATATCTTAACATAGTTGCACAAGTATCTATAGATACTACATTTTTTGCTGTTGTATATAATTTAACACGCATATTTGTATCGTGATTTCCGGTAATAATATGTAATCTTCCATTTAAAGATTCTAACAAATTCATACCTTTCGCATTGTTATTTAAAATACAATCACCTAGAATAAATACGTCATCATCTGCGGTAATTAGGTTATTCCAATTTTTAACAATAGTTTCATTCATATCTTCTACACATTTAAAACCACGAGGCTCATAAATAAAATCTTTATCGTGGCTAACAAAAATGTAAATCTGATGTAAAATAGATTGACATTTTGTAAAATCACCTCCTTACAGGGGTTGTAATAGCTTTTACACTATCCCACCCTTTTCTAATTCTATAATTTACTGTTGCTGGTTTTATATTATAAATTTGACACCAAGTTGGAATATCATGTTGAATTCCATTTATTGTAGGATTTCTTTTTTGATACTCTTTTATTCTATCATCTATATTTATTTCATTTTGAATAATATTTCCATCTAAATCAATTTCTCTAAGAATGTATCCTTTTATAATACTACATCTTTTATTACCTTTTATACATTTAGATATACTTCCTCTGTCTGTTTTTAAAAAACTTGCAGCTGATGTTACTGATTCAAAATAAATTTCCTCATCAGGACTATTTACATTTATTCCCAATATTCTTTTTTTACCCTTGTATTTTTTAAAGTCTATATGAATGATATTATCATTTTCATCTAAATCACGGAAAAACATTCCATTAAGACTGCTAATTTTACCTTTACATACTTTTCTAATATTACTAGCATAATTATCTCCATCATATCCATTTTGTCTAGCTGCATCATGATAAGATTTATATGTAGCAATAATTTTTTCTTTTTCATCAACTTTTGCACATTTTTTACTACTCTTTTTAATATGCTCTTGACTATTTTTAGAATCAATATTAGAATGAGTATTTAAAGTTTGATTATATCCATTACATAAAGAATTATAATAAATAATCATTGATTGCTCATAATCTTGCATTTCTTCTATTGAATCAAAATCATCTTTAATAATTTCAAAAGTAAAATTTTCTAAACCATATTTTCTAAAAGCTCGATATAATGGATAATTATATTTTTTATCATTTTCATTTTTAGAACAATTTATATGTTCTTTCCATCTCTTTTTTACACGGACACTTGAACCAATATAACATTTATTATTTATACAATTTGTAATTTTATATACAGTAAACATTTTTATCCTCCTTTATTTTATAATATATATAAAACTACTCCTTAATACATTTTTTATTTTTGACCAACTTTTAATAAAAATGTAAATCTGATGTCAAGTAAATTTTTCCCATATTTTATTTTCCTTTCCTTTTAATATAAATTTATTAAGGTAATTTTTTCATTCTCGTCTACTTCATAATAAAAATCATTTTCGTATACAGTAGGTGGTTTAAGACTCTCCCACATATTTTTAATAACTTCTGGCGGTACATAAGATTTAGTACCTTTTCTTAATTCATTCTGTTTTAAAGCCTTTTCTAATGGTACTTTTACATATACTATTAAAATCTGGTCTGGCTTTACAGTTAAATTATTAATTAATTTTTTTCTACTGCCCCAATTAAGATGAGTCGCATCAGCAATAACATTTTTACCTTCCGCCAAATATTTATCAATAGTTTCAGTAAAAGTTTTAAAGACTTTATCTTCTTTTGCAAAATATTCATCGCCTTTTTCAAGTAAAGAAAATCTAATATCATCTCTTGATACTCTTACTGTATTTGGCTTATCTTCTACTAATTTCTTAGCTAAAGTGGTTTTACCTGAACCAGGCACTCCCATCATTACGAATAAATCTCCCATTACTAATCCTCCTTATCAATTCTATATTCACAATCAAAACTATAACTACAATTCCAACATCTTTTATTTACATTAAATTCACAATCTTCTTTTGAGCAGAACATTAAATCTTCTTTTTTAATTCTATTACCATTGACAAATCTTCCTAATCTAAATTCTTTTTTAAAATCTTCTTTATTATACTTACCAAAAGGTCTTATTTCAGCATGATTTGTTTCTTTCTGGCAATATAAACAATATAATTTTTTTAGATGCCCTGCTTCTCTTTCTTTTCCCGCTATCCTAATAATGGGGATGCCTTTTCTTCCACATTCTGTGCAATAAAAATCACTTGGTAAAAAATTATTAGTTTTCATAAGGCACTACCCCGCCATTTTTTAATACCAGCTTCTAACATTTTTTGAGCAAGAACTTCATAATCAAAAGTTTCATCATCTTCAGGAATATTAAAATCTTTCTTTGCGTCTTCCAAGTTTGAGTTCAAAGATTCATCATACCAACTCCAGTTATCTACCCCACCAGCTTCTAATGCATTAAGTTCTTCCTCTGCTCTGTATAAACTTAATAATGCTCTTTCACTTATAATATAATGTTTCATTAAATATCAACTCCTTTATTAATTTATATAAATATTATATAATAATTTTTATTAAAATTCAAATATATCTTTTGATGCTTTTAATTTATTTAATCCCATTACTACGCCTTTTTTATTAATCTTTTTTATTTTTTCAACCCATTTATTGCATTTTTCTAGTGTAGTAAAATTATCCACCAGAATAATAAAATTATCAGTTTGCTGAAAAACTAAAATTGGACAACTCTTTCTCCAAACTATTATATGAAGGTCAAGAGAAGACCTCCAATTTGAGATATATTTTTCAGACGCATCTGACAAAGAAATGTCTTGAATTACCTTAAAAAAAGACTCTTCTTCAGAACTTTTTATTTTTTCTTTTATAGCATACTCAAGAGAATTTAATTTTTCTGTTGAAATTGTCTTACTTAATAAAATTACTCCATAATATTTTGCCATTTTATTATTACTCCTTTTCTAGTTCTGCATAAATTTTATTTGGATATTTTAAATATCCTTCATTCTGATATATTTTTTTAAAAGGTAAAATAATTCCTTTATATTTATTTTTACATGTCGTCTTTATCTCATTTAAAATATTATCAACAGTATTTTCTGCGGTATTTTCATTTACTATAATATAAAATAGTTGCTGAGCTGAAGAGAAATTAATTGAATCTACGCAATCGTAAAAATATTTAAAAACTCCTATATAATCTTCATAAATTGTAAATTGTTCTTTTAAAAATTTTGTAAAAGAGTCATTGTAACAAAATCCTGATGTATAACATCCATATATTCTAATATAAAAATTATGAGAGATTTTTTTAAAAAAAGTTGTTATTTGCTGTTTTTCTGACTCTTTAGGATTATATGTAAAAATAATATTTATTTCTGTAGTCATTTATTTTTTCTCCTTTTTTTATCTTATACATATATTATATAATAATTTTACAAAAAAATAAAAGAGTAGATTTTAAACTACTCTTTTATTATAAAAATTTTATAGTTATCCTTCACAATCGCAACCATCATCAGAACACTGAGCCTTGATAATTGCTTTAGCAATAGTATCAATCTGCTCTTCCTTTTTCTTGCGTTTCTTTCTTTCTAATTTGGCTTTTGCTGCATTTTTCTTTCTTTCTGCTTCAACCTTTTTTGCAATGTCCTTTTCATGCTTTTTATCAATAGCCTTTTTATTTTTTCTAAAAGCGTTCTGAAAGTTTATACCATATTTTGTTCCAATGTGTTTTAAAATACAGATTTCTAAACCGGTATTTACATCAAAAGTATCACCATCTTGAACTACAGCTTTTTCTTTTGTTCCATCTTTAAAGTAGGCTATTACAACCTTATCATTAAAAGTCTTATAGTCACAAGGTAAAAATATATCTACAAACATTTTATCAAAATTTGGCTCTATAAAAAATGAATGAGGTAAAACTGGTTCAGAAAAAATAGGCGTACCTTCATATAGAGCGGTTTTTCCTCCTGAGTTGCAAAAAAGAGTATCTAATCTATTTGATACTGTACTTGAATCATATTTTATACAATCTGTAGTTGTCATATTATTTATTCTCCTTTAATTGATTTTCTTTACAAATAAACTGTGTTATAAATTCATCAAAATCTGCGGCGGTTGCTGGATACTCTATAGTTACACCTGTAGATACATCAAGAGTAAAAACACCCATTACAGATTTACCATCTACAACATATTGTCCTTTTTTAACTAAAACATCTCCTTCTACTTGCATAGCTTTTGCAAGAAAATTTTTGATGTCTGTTAAATTATTCATTTTAATAAATACTTTTTTCATTTCACTCTCCTTATTTATTGCGGGAAGCTGCCTATAATGCAGAATTAAGGCAGCACAACCGCAGTTTTTAATGATATTTTAAGAGAAATGGATTACTTACAGCTTTGAATGATAAATCTCCATTCATATCTCTAAATACAATACCTTCTCTCATTCCGCCATCAATTGCAGATTCACCATCAGCATAGTTTAATACTTCATCTACAGTATCCGGCATTATGTAATTAGCATCAATAATTGGTACTGTTGGAATATTATATTTTTTTAAAATTTCTTTCATAATAAGAGTATTAACTCTTCCTATATTTGAATAGATAAGATTAAATGCTTTAAAATCATGTTCTCCATTCTTAAGGTATCCTCTTTTCTGGATTCCATCTCCAAAAGTTTCGCCCTGAATTGTAATCCATTCACACTCATCTGGTGTATCTTCGAGCATTTCTCTTAATACCTTTTCAATGTTATATTTTTTAGCCATCTCCCAATATACATTACTATCATAATAGCAATCTCTTTCAGGTGTAGTCTGAACTACATTTCTTGAACAAACATAAAAATCATATTTGACCTTTCCTGTAAAATTACTCTTATATTTTCTCATAGAAAAAGTTGTTGATGTACCATCAACCTTTTCTGTAGCAATGAATTTCCTTTTGTCATTTACTACCCAAGGCATATTCTGGATTCTTTCTTCGTCAGTTTTTTTAACCCACTCAGGCCACTCACCTTTCTTATCGCCTTTCTTACCTAAAAATAAGAATAAAATCTTCTTACCCCAAGTATGACGCATTAAAAAACGAATTGGCTTTTTTCTAAATAAAGCAGGATTTCTCTGTGCCATTTTAGCATACTTATCCGCACTTTTTCCTTTTCTCTTGTTATCTTCTACAACAGAATAAGTTACGCCAAGTGCAGCAGTAAGAAATCTTTCATCGCTATCCATATTCACTAACTGTGGAGTAGGTATTTTTTCAGCAAATTTAGTTCCTTCAAAATCTTCTACCGCCATAATAAGTCCCTGTGAAATAACAGTTCCTTTGAAATACTTTTGTGTTTTAATTTTATAATGTTTTCCACTTAAAAAATCAAAAGGTGCTTCCTCTGGAACTTTACTATCAATTTCAAAATAAATAGCAATATCTCCCGCTTTAAACTGTCCTTTTCTAACCATAATTTTCCAGCCGCCAACTACAGCTACTTCTACTCGGTCGGCGCCCTCAATAGGTTTAATTTCATCTATTGTAACGAAATAACATAATTCTCTCTCTTTTTTACTATTTAGCATATTCTTTCCCTCCTTTAAAATGTAAGATATGTATTTGGACCATAATATGGATTCTCAATTTTCATTTTCATCGTTCTAGTAGCAGGAATAGGAGTAGGAGTAGGAGTTTCTGGTAATTCTATAATACCTTTACATAACTCAATTAAATATTTATTATTTACCAAATCCCTATTAGTATCAATAATTCTTTTACAAATAATTTTCATATCTTCATCAGATAATCCTTTTACTAAAGAAATATTTAAAATTTCTTTAAGATTATTAAATACATTTTCAAGTTTAGAAATTCTTTCTATTGTTCTATATGAACATAAACAATCTATTCCCGCCTCTGAGCAAGCCTTTCTAAAGGCATGCACAAAATCAATAAGTTCCATATTTCCATTACATAAAGATTTTTCAATCTCTAATGAATAATCAATATCAACTAAAGCAAATCTATCAAGAGATGCTCTATCAAGACAATATCTACCTGTGTAGGCATTATCTGCACCAAGTCCATTTGTATTACCTGCGGCAATAACTCTAAAGTCTGGATGTGCTTCTACTTTTCCATTTGGAAAATCAAAATATCTGTTTGCAATGGCGGCGTTCAGAATTACTAGCACTTCAGGTATAGACGCATCCATTTCATCTAAGAAGAATAATCCACCTTGAGTAAATGCTTTATAAAACTGAGTTTCCTGATATTTGCCATTTGCATCAATAAAACCTGTTAATTTATACTCCTGACTAACCGCATTTGTAAAGTAAAAATCCAATCCCAAAGACTTTGCAACCTGCTTACAAATTACATTCTTACCAGTACCTGCCGCACCAGTTAAGAATACTGGAATATCCAATGAAACAATCTTTAATACTTCATCAAATTTTTCATGTAATGTTTCATTAAGTTTTATTGTTGGTTTATCATTTATTTTTATTTCGTGTACTTTTGGTAAAAAACCATATTTTTTTTCAATCTTTTCCTGTATTGTTGGGAATACTTCATCCATTACTTTATTAATTGCAGTTTCTTTTAAAAACTCTATCATTGAATTTTCTACATTTTGTAATAGTGTCTGTGTATCTGCCATATCTTATCAACCTCTTTCTTCTACTTATTTTGTTATATTAAAAAATTTTAATAATTCATCTACGCTGCAACCCATATCATGCACTTCACTCGCAAAAAGACCAAATACATTTTTATCATCTATCCCAAAGGCTTCTTTAATTTCATTATTTATTTTACTATATGACCTACCATACCCATTTTGATAACGAGTATCAGTTAATCCTGGCACTGTTTCAAGCCATTTAAAAGCAATTCTTCTTAACATAGATGGATGAGCCATAGGAAAACAAATTTTTTGTAAATTAAATCTTTCATTGAAGTTTTTTACTTTTAATATTCCAAAAGTTGACTGATTAGAACCCTCACTACCATCAAATCCTAATCTTAAATCTACTTGAATCCCAGCCATTTCAATTAACTGTATTGTTGATAATAAAGTAATTCCTGCTTTTAAAAACCAAGAAGTTTCTCTACAAGCATTGCCTACATTAAAATAATAAATAGTAATGACCTTTCTCTTATCTTCTTTCTTTTCTTTTGTTATCATACTTTCAGGTAAGCCTTTTAATGCGTTGGGTACATTTGGAACATAACCAACAGGAGAATTTTTATTTTTGAAATTTTGTTTATAGATAAAATTATTTTTCATATTTGCTTTTACTTTCGCTTTAATTTCAGCTAAAGGTTCTACATATCCATACTGCAATAATGATTTAGCTTCTTCATATGAATGAGTTTTAGTAAACTCATAATCACTAGAAGCAGACTCATGTTCATTTTTCATTACTTTATTATTTGGTCTATTTTCTATTGTATCTAAAAGCTGTTGTATGGTATAAAATTTTTCTATTAAAAATTCCATTTTTTCTTTTTCCTTTCTCTTTATATTATAAGTATATCAAAATTTTTAAATAATATCAATTAATAAATGCTTGCTCTAGTATAACCTGTTGATATATAGTAGTTATCAAAAATTTTTTCGTCTTTTAATTCTATTTCATATTCATTCATATGAGTAATAGCTAAACTAATTTTAACAACGCTTTTTAAAGGGTTATTATTTACATCTTTTAAAATACGTTCTTTTAATTCTTTATAATCAAGATAACCATATCTTAAAGAGTCTTGAAAAATATTTGGTACATTTGTTATATCAATCATATTTGGATTAATATTTTTCTTTTCGCATTCTGTATCAAACCTGCCAACTCCGTGCCTAGTCATATAAGAACGAGTAACATAACATACTTCCACTTCATCCTTATAATCAAGAGCATTAAGAATTGTTGCTGGATTTTTCATACCAGTATTTGAAGGAGTAAGATTTGGAAAGTAATCCATATTATATTGGTCAAGAAGCAAGCCTTGCCCGCCTTCAAATATTACATTATCATAATAATTTAAAATGTCATCATTAGCCCATTTTGAATGTTCTATCATAAACTTAAAATCATCAATAAAATTCATAATAACAGTATTGCTTGTTAAAACATTCATAAACTCTACTGATATATTTTTTAATCCAAAATCATCAAATCTTTTTGGAACATAGTTTTTTCTTAAATAATCAAGAAAATCAATTTTATTTAATACAGAAAGTCTCATAAATTCTCCAACTGTCATAGCAGCAGGATTTATATTAACCGGATTTTTAAAATCTACACCATCTTTATTTCTATAAATTGTTTCAAAAACTCCCACTCCACAACTTCCATGTTTATTTATACCACCATCCGCCTAATAATAAAATAGAATGAAAATCTGTTGATACAAAACAATTATCAATATTAATTCCATTATGAACTAATCCATTCATTTTTAAAAAACAACAAATATTTATTAATCTGCTTATCATCCAAGCTAAATGTTTGTCTGGTATTTCACCATTAAATACATTTTCAATTACCGCACGTAATGGGTATACATCTTCGGTTTTTGATATTACAATAATATGTTTATTATCTAATGTATTATATTCAGATATAACTTGTGGAAAAAGATTTTTAAAATATTTTTCCATTTTTTTATCTTTATAAGATATTTTATTAATTTGTTTTATATAATTATTATAATACTTTTTTTTATTAAAATCAAATATGTATATAATATGCTGATTACATACATAATATTCACCAAGTTCAAAAACCCTATGATAAAGATAATTAATATTTAAAGTTGTTCCTTTTGTTGTTTTTATCGCAATAAAATTGCTTTTCTCCCAAGTACCTGCTTCAATTGCTTTGATAGCATTGTTATATAATTTTGTTAAAGCTGAAATTATATCATTTGCTCTATCATCTGCAAAAGTATCTGGATGATATTTTTTGCATAAATCTCTGTAAATATTTTTAGCTTGAGTAACATCATTAGGAAAAATATCTCCTACTTTGGTATTGGGGTTTAATATTTTATCAATCATTAGTTACTTCTCCTTCATTTACCATAATAAAAAATGTTGACCAACTGCCAAAGTCTATATGAATTTCATTACTCTTAGGGCAAGTGTAGCAAGTCCAAAAAGGTCTATGATAACCATGTTTTTCGCTATATTCTATAATAGCCTTTCTAGCTTCCTGTTCATTTGAATAAGAGCCATAAAATTTTCTTTCATTATGTTTATTTTCTTCTAAAAATAATTTTATCATTTTTGAATAATACCTACCTTCCAATTTCTACCGCAATAGTTATGATTATTTTTAATTGCATTATTAATTCTTCTTGTAATTGTTTCTATTGGCACATCTTTCATATTATATGCGTTTTGGCAAAATTTTGCTGCCTCTTTTATATCTTTAAAAGTAGATTTACCGCTTTTAATAACGCTAATAAATTGTGCCTTATTGGGTGCTATATTAAAATTTTCTTCATTAGGTACTATATTAATAAAATCTTTCTTTGCTCTTAGTAGATTTTCTTCTTGTGTAACCCATTCAAGATTAAATACCGAATTTTCTCTTTTGTTATGATTTAAGTGGTCTATAGTTAAATCTTCTGCGTTTGGAATAGGTTTGAAAGTAAGCATAACTAATCTATGAGCTGATTTATATCCATAAGGAGTTTTTACCATTACATATCCACCATTGTTAATTTTAACAGGCATATTATTTTTATGCTCATCCTTAAAATTGCCTAAATTAGATACATAAATTCTAAATTCTTTGTTCCACTTCCATTTTTCCACTCTCAACTGAAATTTTGGTAAAATAAATTTTATCATATAAAACACCTCTTTCTTTTTATCTTATAAATATATTATATAATATTTTTATAAAAAAATAAAGCAAGAGTTTTTTTTCTTGCTTTATTAATTATTGTTTACAATTTAATTTTTATGTTTAATCTGGAATAATTTTATCTCCTATTGGAATACCATTACCATCAATTTCCTGAATGAAATTAATTGTATTCTTTTTTAAATTCCCATTTGTTTTCATAAAAGCAGTAACAGCACTTTGTGCGTCTTTTGTTTTTACTATAGATTTTCTATCCATGACTGCACCATATTTTTCATTTGGATGCCAATTAATTATAAAAGTTTTCATTATTTTCATTCCTTTCTTATTTCTTATAAATATATTATATAATATTTTTTAATAATTATCAATTAAAAAACTATAAAATCCACTAACTTAACTTTTATTTAAACATTATGCACCTCCAATAGTGGATTAATAATTTTAATATAAGTACCTTTCACCCCCATATTTAACACTTCTGCCACTTTATTTTCTTTCATTTTTTTAATTAAATTATTATAAACTGGGCGGGAAATGCCATATTTGTCTACTAATTTAGAAATTGTAATATTACCCTCGCTACCAATAGAATCAATAATTGACATAAAAGCTCTTTCTTCTGCATGCGTTAATTGCTTAAAAAATTCTTCTTTAGTTAAAGGTTTATCTTCACTTTCAACAAGAGAGAGTTTCATAATTGCGGAAACGCCTCTATTAATTACTTCTAAGGCAGCTGATGAAGAAATATCTTCTGTATCTGTATCTGCAAAGACCGCCGCTGCCGCATCTTCACATAATTTATATTCTAAATCTTTTGTCTCTTGGTCTGCTTTTCCTGTTTTTAAAGACATAGCATATTTAATATCTTCTTTCTCTGTCAAAGCAATAATGTTTTCTAAAGAAGGTTCTCCAATTTTATCTAATGTTTTTCTTAACCTAAAACAATTTGCTAATTTTTTATCTTCTTTTTCATTGTTGTTTTTAGCTTGTTTTAATGTATTATAAAGTTGTCCTGCAACCGCCTTTTTCATTTTATAATTATTATAATTTCCAATTAGGTTTTTATTATCAAAGAAATACATTTTAAACAAATCTTTATATTTATTATTTAAAATATAAGATTCTCCAAATAAAGTTTCTAAATAGTTTATATTTTGTTTTAATAATTCTTCTCGATAGCATCTAATATCTTTTACTACAATATGTTCATCTTCAAGATATAATTCTTTAGAATACCAAGTTTTATTAAATAATAAATCATCAAAACTTGGTAAAATTACTAAGATACTATCTACATCACTTGTTGGCGTAGATAAATTATAGTTTTGAGAACCATATAAAAATACACCAACAATTTTATTTTCATTAAAGATTTGTTTAGCATAATCTAAATGTTTTTGTAATTTTTTCATAATTGATTTATTAGTCATTGTTATCTCCTGTAAAATAAGTTTCAACTGTTAATGTATCTAAATTAAATAAAGCAATTTTATTTGTAATAAAAGAACCTAAATCTAAAGCAATTTTATGATTATTAGCATATTTATAAATAAAAGGTTCTTTATTCCAATCAGCTAATAGTCGCTGACCTTCGCCAATTATTCTCCCTCTTTCTTGAGTAGTTTCAGCAAATAATGCTTTATTATTATAAATTTTTTGTATAACATTACAGCTAGGTGTATGTCCATGCACTATAAAAGAGTTATCTTCATAATCCCAAGATTCTAAGATATGTTTTCTATCCCAACAGTAATTATCATTTGCATCTAAATAATCCCAATATCCAGAATGACTTAATCTGATTTTTTGTCCTTTTTTATTAATATATTCAGCTTTATAAGGTAAATTTTTAACTTTTTCAACAATTTTACTTAATTCTGTTATGTCTGCGGGATTATCTTTATTCCATTTATTATGAATTTCTTCTACTGTGGTATAGCCGCCATTTGAATGTACCCATAAAGGTGGGTTAAAACCATTAAGACTAGTTACAGCTCCCTCTACAAAAAAGTTTTCGTGATTACCTTTTAAATAAATTACATTAGGCATTTCTAATAATTCTAACATAATTTTTAAACCATTAGGTCCTCTATCTATTGCATCGCCTAAAAAATATAGTGTATCAGTTGTATCAATATAAGATTTAATTTTTTCCCATAATTGATATTGACCATGCAAATCTGTAATGCAATAAGTTTTATTCATTCTAATCATCCCTCTTTCTTTTTCATTTTTTCTTTAATAATATTATATCAAAATTTTAATAAAAATTCAATAAAGGACAATATCAATTAATATTAAAAAATAAAGTTTTATATTTTTTATAGAATGTAAGAAGGAGGAAAAATTAAATATGGCAATAGCTTTAACAAGTAATAGAAATAATACTTCATATGGAGTAAATTCATATGTAGCTGACGATGAAACTGATATAAAAGATTTACCAGTAGATGTACAACCTGGTAGTACATGCATCGTAGTAAATCCAACTTCTGTATATATGTTAAATACAAAACAAGAGTGGGTTAAATTATAATGAAAAAGGAGGAGATACAATGGCTTTTAGTCCAGAAACTTACGCCTTATGCTTAAAAAATACTGCTGAAAAAATTGATGAAGCATTAACTTCAGTTTATAATTATAAAGGTAGCGTAGATACAATAGCAGATTTACCGCTAACAAATAATAAAGTTGGAGATACATATGATGTAAAAAGCGAAGGCGGACAAAATTATGGATGGAATGGAGAATCATGGGATTCATTAGGCGTAAACCGTGAAGCAACAGATACTGATTTAGGTTTAATTAAAAAGAAAGATAATACATTTAATACAACTACTTTTGTTGGAGATATGACAGCTATAAATAGTAATAACACAAGTATTACTGGTTCGGGGATTACTTCTATTAATGGAGAAGGTAGTTTTGAAGTTAGTAAACGTTTAACAGTTTTAGCTAGTATAGCTACTCATATTGCAGGAAATACAGTTACTATATCTCCATCATCAAGTATTAATTTAACTGCTGCACGCATTAATTTAGTAACTACTGGTTCAGCTAATGAGGGAATTATTATTAATGCTGATGACATGCCAATATTATTAAAAGGAAAATTAACTATAAGTGGATATAATACAAATACAACTAATATAAACACTCCTGTAATATGCAGTCAGTCTATGGAGGTGCAAAGTTTAACAGCAAAAAGAGATATACATACACAAGAATATTTATCTGCTAATGGCAATATATATGGGAAAAATTATGGCTCAAGCAGAAATACAAGCTTTAATTCTTTAATTAAAGAAGAAGGGGCTAGAGATAATATTATTTTAGGAGAAGGTAATACCTATATAAAACATCAAGAACAGCCAGCTCAAAATATTGAAAACATTATTATTGGAAATAGTAATCAAATATCAGATGAGGCAGCAAATGATTTTATTATTGGCAAATCTAATATAATTGAATCAAAATGTTCAACAGCTTTGGGCCTTTCAAATTATATTGCAGAACAAGCAGATTATTCTTTAATAAAGGGTCAAGCTAATAATATACAAGCTTTAGGTGCAACTATATTTGGTTCTAAAAATAATAGTACTGATTCTGCTGAATTTAGTTTAGTCTCTGGTGTTAGTAGCACAGTTAATGGAAAGACATCAACTGTTTTAGGAGATAATTTAAGAGGTTCTACAGAGACAGGTTCAATGACTATTGGTACTTTTAATGAAAAAAAAGATGCAATGTTTGTAGTTGGTAATGGTAACCAATCTTCTTCTAGCGTAATTACAAGAAGTAATGCTTTCGAAGTATATAAAAATGGAGATGCTGTTATACAAAACAACTTAACTGTTGGAGGTACTATTAATTCAAGTAGTCTAAAAAATATTCCAGTATGGACATTAGATGATATACAAGAATCTGATGAGCTTGTAAATATATTCAAATACTTCTTAGGAGATGGCTATAATGATTTTACAACATGTAATAGATGGTTTATTGTAATGCCTCAAATCCCTCATCAATTTTTCATAGGACATAACAGTAAACAAGGCGTCACTTTGAATTTATCATCACTCGGTGAGATGCATCTGTTATATTTTATTAAAGCTTCAGAAAAATGGACAATCACATTGTATAATATTACTGGTAAATTAAATGAAAGTAGTACTAAGTCTATTCCAACTATTGAAGTTAGGTCCTTTGTAGAAGATGAATCAGGTAATTTCAGTGCATTAACTACAATCCCTACATTTGTTACATCTGTTTCTGGTATGATGGATGCAGACTATAATCCAAGTAGTGATAGGCATATTATCACGATGAAGTATCTGAATACTCGTATTCAAGAACTTCTTGATAATGAAATATCTTCTAAGATAACTGAAGAATTAAATAAAATAAATGTAGCTGAAAATAAAAATTAAACATAAGAATATTTTATATAAATTATTCTATAGGTTTTAAAAATAATAATAATTATTTTGAAAGGAGAACAAAAAATATGGCAAAATATAAAATTCATAAAAAAATAGCAAAAGCTATTAGTTATTCACCAGTAAAAAGAGCAAGAAAAAATGTAAAATATATTGTTATTCATTATACTGGTAATAAAAATGATACAGCAAAAAATAATGCAGTATACTTCGCTAAAAGTAACACAAGAGAAGCTGGCGCTCATTTCTTTGTTGATAGAAACGGAGAAATTTACAAGTCAATTCCATTAAACAGAACTGCTTGGGCTGTTGGTGGTAGTAAATATCCGGGAACAAAAGGTGGTTCTTATTATAATAAATGTACAAATTTTAATTCAGTAAGTATTGAATTATGTGATATTGCTGATAAAGAGCCTTCACAGAAACAAATTAATGCAGTTAAATGGTTAATTAAGAATTATATTCAAAAGTATTGTAAAAATGCTAAAACAATCATTAGACATTGGGATGTTACAGGCAAAGAATGTCCTGCAAGAATGATTGGAGTTCAGAATAAAAAATGGAATGAGTTTAAAAAGCAAATTTCAAAATAAAAAAATCTAAAGCCTATTTTAAATCTGAAAGGCGGGCGTCAACGCTCCAAGCAGATTCCTGCAACTTTAATTTAGGCATAAAAAAATAAGGCGATTATTTTAATTAATAATCGCCTTATTTTTATTTTATTTTTTAATCTTTATAATCTAATGTAAAAGGTATCCACATATTAGGATTGTAATTTATTTCATAATGATATTTGCTAACTTCACTTCCTGATATATCTTCTACTGTATAAGTTACATTATCTGATAAACCAATAAAGTGTTTTTTATAGTAAGTTTTCTTTGTTTTACTATCTTGTAGTTCTACAATAATTTCTAATTGATTATCTTCTCTATCAGCCTCAATATTCATTCTGCCTTCAATTGAGAATAATGTATCACCTTTTATACAATTAATAACTGTCACTCTTCTGTATACATTGAAATTCTGTGCTTCTTCAGTAATATTGTTATTAACTCTTTCAGCTTCATTACAGCCTCCTATTAGACAAGCTACTAGGATAAGACTTGTAATGAGAGCAATTATTTTACTTATTTTCTTTCCCATTATCTATATTTTTCCTTTCTATATTAAATATTTATCTCCTAAAATTATTTCTAGTGTTATTTTATCTCTTTCCCAATATGGAATACGCACTAAAGGAATATTATTTTCTTTTGCCCATTTATTCTTTATTTCATCTCGTTCTTTTATTTTTTCTAAAGAATCTGTTTCTTTTGATTTTCCCTATAGACCTTGTTTATCATTATAATGTTGTTCTCCATCAAATTCAATTAAGCGATATATTTTATCATTATTTATTAAGGCAAAATCAAACCTTTTTCGTTCTAAATTATTTGTTGTATATTGAGATATATAAAAAATATTATTTGCTTTTAATATATTTTCAATATTCTTTTCTCCAATAGAGTAATTTATACATCCACATGATTGTGTTTTTCCTTTTCTTAGATTAAAACCATCAATATCTTTTTCATTTCCACATTCACATTTACAATGCCATTTTTTAGTATTTGGAATATAATATATTGCTGTTAATTTACCAAATTTTTGATTTGTAATATCTATTAAATGAGAATCTGATTTTAAACAACCACAACTTTGAGTATGACCTGAAGTTAAAAGAGATGTTGGAACTTCTTTTTCTCCTCCACAATCACATTTACACCTCCAAAATACTCCACTATTATTGCTTTTATTTAATCTTTCTATAACAGTCAATCTTCCAAAGCGTTGACCTATTAGCCAATCTTTCTTCTCTTTTATCTCTTTAGCATATTGGTTCTTTTTTAAATGACAACCACAACTTCTTGGTAAGTTCTTCTTTTTTAAATATTCTCCACTTACTTCACAAATATTACCACAATCACATTGGCATTTCCAATAAGTGTGTCGTTTTCTAGAAGGTGCTTTCTCTAAAACTATTAACTTATCAAATCGTTGTCCTGTTAAATCTATAAGTTTTGCCATATAATAATATCTCCTTTTTTATTGATATATTATATAAAAAATTGGACAAGCTACATATCTTAGTTTATCCAATTTTTTTAGCATCATAGTTATTTTACAGCATCATATCTACCAGAGCCTTCAAGTATCTGAATCATTAAATCGTATCCGGTTACGCCCTTAATAAGCTGTTCAAAAACAACAGGAGAGCAACCACTAACGAATGAAACATCTGGACCTTTATCTAAGATAGTATCGTTTGATGCGTTTACATTCCAATATACAAGTTTTGGACATTTCAATCCACACATCTCCCAATCTTTTCTAATCTTTTCCATTTCAGTTGCGGCATTATCAACTGTCCATTTTTTAGTTGAGCCATAGCACCAGCTTGGACCTGTTCCTGAATCAATCTGCATATCTGAAATAATCACAATTGTTTCTGGTATATCTTCAGCCTTTGTTGAAGGGTTTAAAGCAATTTTCTTTAATAAATCAAAAGTTGCATTGATATTTGTGTTTTCACATAAATTTGTCATATAACATCTTTTTACTTTATCAACAAAATCTACACCCTTAAATTCAACTAACTGTGGTTTACTAGAAAAACTAATATAGTTATTTTTAAATGGTCCATTATTTCTTTCTGCTGTGTACATTCCTAATGAAATAGCTACATCAATAGGTGCAACACTATTTCTGCCACTCCATGTCATTGAACCTGATGTATCTACTACACATAAGATATTACTCTTATCTCCATTGAAATAATCTGGTAAATTATCCCAATATTTTTCAACCATAGCAATACCAGTTTCATCATTGCTATGAGTTTTTCTCGCCTTGTTTACTACTTCATATGGATATAAAGTTTGAGCGTTTACTTTTGTCTTTTTATCTTTTGCAAAAGTTTCATACTTTTTAGCAATAATATCACGTCTAGCAAAAGCGTTCTTATAAATTAATCCAGCTTTTGATGGAATCTTATCGAACTCAATCTTATCCCATTCATTTGCTGACATTAATCTTTCAAGAACATTAATTTTCTTTCTTAATGCGGAAAGAGTTAATCTATACTGTCTATGAGTCATACCTAAATATCTTCTAATAATGCCTGCCGCCTTCTTTGTTTCTTTTGATGAAGCATTTTCTGAAGGAAGCCACTTTGCTAATAATGAAGGAGTTTTACACTGGATATCAAGAGCTAATTGCTTTTTAATAAAATATAATGCATCTTCTTCAATAGGAGTTCCAATTGTTGAATAAAAAACATCATCCCATCTGCGGTAAGTAGGAATTAATTCTAAATTTCTTTTTGCTACTTCTGGCTTTTCTTTTGCTAACCAATTAAAACAAACTCTGAAAAATCTTCTTTCTCCCTGTCCGCCTCTGCAATCTGCAAGGTAGAATAGACATTTTAATGCTAAAGATTCATTTTCTTCTAATGCATTTTTAAATAATAAAATACAATGATTTTCTGTTCTTTGGCGATAAGCTCCGCCTAACGCAAATAAATCATAAACATAAGAACAAGTAGTACGATGTGCAAGAGCCATATTGTCTGTATATTTAAAATTAGTTGCATCTTTTAATCCATTCATAAAACTATTCATTCCTCATTACCATATCATCTTTTTCAAGATTTACCTTTCATATTTTTATATTATATATTTATCTCCCATTAGCATTTCTAAAGAAATATTATCTCTTTCCCAATAAGGTATTCTTACTAATGGGATATTCATATTTTTTGCAATTTGATTTTTTTGTAAATCATTTTGTAAAGTGTATTCATATTTTTCATAAGTGTTCCAACCAGAATTTTTTATATTATCTAAATAATGTTGTTCTCCATCAAATTCAATAAATCTAACGATTTTATCATTTTTATAAATAGCAAAATCAAATCGAAAATTATCAATACAATATTCTTTTTTGTATGAAATATTATTTTTATTTAATATAGAAATAATATTATATTCACCAATGCTTTTTTGACAACCACAACTTATTGTATGTTGTAATGTTTGAGCTGTCGTATCATAAATTCTATTACAAAATAAGCATTTACATTGATATATTGTTTCTCTTCTAGAATTAGAGTTTTTAATAGAAAGAATTTTTCTATGATTTATAGTATCATTTATATTAAACTTTCTTCTAATACAACCACAAGATTTTGTATGTCCTGATATTAAATCTGTCCTATTTACATATACAATAGTGTGTTTATCACAATCACATTGACATTTATATAAAATTTTACCACCACTTTTATTATTAGTTTTTTCTAACACTGTAAGATGATTAAATATTTTGCCAATTATATTTTCAGTTAAATGTGTATTAGGGTTTCGATTATGTCCACATTTATGACATTGAATAAAACCTTCACTTCGAAGCTCTTTTGTCGAAAACTCTTCTATTTCTCCACATTCACATTGACATTTCCAAACAACAGAATTATATTTTCGTTTATTAGTTTCTTCAATTACTTTTAGCTTTCCAAAAGTTTGATTTAATAAGTTTATTTTTGCAGGCATATTTTATTTACTCCTTTTTATTTGATATTGTATATCATTTTTAAAGAGAGAAAATTTTAATACTTTGCCCCCATTTTCATAGAACGGTTATTTTCATAACCTTTTATTTTTTACTTTCTATATATATTATATAATAAAATTTTATAATTTTCAAATAAAGAGGTAGGTGAGATTCGAACTCACACCAATTAAGGCACACGGTGTTGCAGACCGGGACGTTAGCCATTTCGCTACTACCTCAAAAATAAAAGGCTATATATAAATTATACAGCCTTTGTCGTAAGTACGCCCTAACATTTTTAGAATTTTCAAAGAGCAAAAATGTTATTCCTTACTTACTTTCGGTAAGTACATTAAAAATGTTATTATTAAATAAAATTTTTTATACTTATTTGCTGTTGGCTCTTTCTCTTTTTATATATAAAAACTCTATAAGAGTTTTATAATCTTAGCTTGTGGCTATTTTCCGAACACCACAAGCCTTTATGGAAAGGGGTTTGATAATGGGAACTAGACAAGTAGATTGTTTTTATGTCTCTCGATAATTGCAAAAACTTTTACCACAAAAACTCATTATCTCAAACGAGGTCATCTTCTATTTATAGAAAAATTTACTGTACATCATATTTACTTACTTGTTCGTAATATATAATTTGTAATTTTGCTGTTTCTTGTCTAAATATATACCCTATTAAATTTTTATTAATTAATTCATTCATTCAAGACATAATGTATGATTTGTACGGATTCGAACCGCTATGTAAGATTAAAATTCTTAAGTTTTACCAATTAAACTATTAAATCTACAAAAAATAATTTGCTGTATATGTCTTTAAAAATGTGAAGCTTGAGGTCAGATTCGAACTGACGTGGAATTTCTTCGACGGCTTACAAGACCGTTGCACTCAACCGCTATGCGACTCAAGCATAAAGAGTAAAAATTTACTCTTTTTATTTCTTAAACTATTTACATAAGTCAACTAAAGTTGTTCCTCGTTACAACTTGGATATACCACTTTTTCCAAAGTAAGGTGGGCTCTGTAACCACCACTGATACTTGAACTACAGATACATTACTCTTCTTGGTCTGCTATTATAGGATTTAAAAGTATCATTGCCACAGCCACGACTTCTTTCAACCTAAAACTCCAAGTCCTTCTCCCAGAAATAAAGTTCTGAAAGTCTTCCCAGAGCGTCCGCTGTGCTATCCTTCTCACGCTTTAGTTCATCTTCTTACCTATGATTCCTTATATCTCCACCGAGTTTCATGCCCCTAAGCCATTTCAGACTCGTCCAATCATAGTGCCTTACCCCGTTCAAGAGCATTCAGCCATAAAGTTTAAGTTTTGTATTTCTTTATTAAAAGTTAGCTAGACTTTCAATAGGCTAATACTGCCTTAATGGAGGATATGGGAATCGAACCCATCTGTTTTCTTGCTTGCAAGGCAAGTGACCACCCCCATGCAGTCCCATCCCCCCAAGGTTGTATACCTTTCGCTAATGGCATACTAAGCGGATTCGTTTTACCGTTTAGTCTTATCACTATAAGACATTAAGTTAGGTATCCTCGACGACCTATCTCTTTATTACTTAGTTCTTTTTTTCTTATCTTTTAATTTGCCATCTGCAATGGCTTTTTCTCTTTTCTGCTTGGCGGCAATCATAGCGGTTTCCGCTTCACGCTTTTCTTTTACTAAATCTTTGACACTTAATGTTTTTACATTGCGGATTAAGTTATTTGCAATTTTGTCTGCCTTAACTCTTTCAGCTCTTGATTTCGCATTATGAATATCAAGATTGTTTGAACCAAAATGTGTCCATCCTTTTGTAATTCTTTTTTCACTCATAATATCAATTCCTTTCCTAAAAATTAAATATTTTATTTTATTTACAATATACTAGACCTTCGCCTTACCAGACAATATCGCCGCAATGAATTCAGTCACAGATAACAGAAGTCTGAGTATTAGGAGCAGCTCACGCATACTCTTCAGGTAGCGAACCTTAACTTCTTCTGCTGTTTAATAAAAAACTTAAAATCTGACGGGATTGATTACCCGCAACTTTCACCTATTATTCAGAATTAAATAATTTTTATATTTCTATTTTAAAGCACCTTTTAAAACCATTTTTCTTTATTCTACAATTATCGTTGATTTAGGCTACTTGTTCAGTAAACTGGTCTTATAGTAAATTTCTTTACAATCAACAACGATATGACTTAATTAGAATTTCCATACTTATACAATTCCTCATAGTTTTCTACGCTATGGGCATCTGGATTAAGCGTTCAAGTTGAACTCTCTATTGTGCCATCGACCAGAACCTAACCTTTTACTTGCAATATTATCTAGCACATTCTCTTAATCTTGAAAAAATTTATTTCTAGTATTTATACTTCACAATATAAATAAAGCACATTTTATAAACTATCGCATATAAACAATACTCATTCTACGAGAACTCTTAGCACGGTAACATCCGCTCTTCACTAAGATAATAAATTATAAATAAAATAAAATATTTAATTTTCAATGTCCTTTATAATTATATCAAAAATTTTTTTAAATGTCAAAACTTTTTTATTTTTACATTTTTCTTTTGATTTATTATATAAATATTATAACAAAAATTTTTAATATTGTCAAAATATTTATTCATTTATAATATTATAAATCACTAAATATTTTTTATTTTATGTATATATTATATAATAATTTTTTATAATTTTCAAACAATACTCCTAGTAGGACTCAAACCTACATAGCCGCCTTAGAAGGACGGTGTTCTCTTCTGTTAAACTATAGGAGTAAAAAACTTTTGAATTAAATAAAGTTCATATTTTTAAAATGATTTATTCTGATATAATAATTAAAATAACTTATCTAATTCAAAAGCAAATGTTCCTTAAAGGATTCGAACCTTTATTACAACATTCGTAGTGTTGCGTGCTGTCCTTTACACCAAAGAAACATTATAATTTAAAATGCACGTTTTTAGAGACTGTTGGGTTCGAACCAACACCTTTTTCTTCACCATGAAAATTAAATAATAAAACGTTGCTGTTTGCAATACGTGCCAATTTGCCTTATTTAAGTGCTCCCAATTACACCAAGTCTCAACGCCCATACGGAGAATTGAACTCCGGTCTCATGCGTGACAGGCATGCGTCATAACCACTAGACCATACGGACAAAATTACTAGACGAATTTTTCCTTAGCAAGAAACCATAAAAAACTGAAGCTAAAAATATTTGCTGTATTCGTCTATATGAAAGTACAGAATTGATGCAGGCACCGCTTCTGCTGAAAGTCATTGCTTTCGAGTGAACAGCCCTAACAGGACTCGAACCTGTAGTCGTGGGATCAAAACCCACTGCCTTACCGTTTGGCGATAGGGCTAAAAATTTTTCAAACATTTTCAAAGAAGTGCTTTAAATTATCTTCTTCATTCATCGACTTAGCAAGTTTTTTATTCTTCACAGAACTTGTTCAACAAGCAATGTTTGAAAAGTGTGCGTGAGAGGATTCGAACCTCCGATGGGACTAGCCCGCTTGATTTTTTAGTCATTTAGAGTTTCTTCAAAAATTTTTCTAATGTATAATCTTGAGCCATTTTAGAACCTCTCTGGTTTCCATTTTTAGGCGGCTCAATTCTTAATCTTTGTTGTCTACATCCACAATCATCAACTGCAATAATATAACATTGATTCTTATAAATAGTTGCAAAATAATCAATTTCTTGATTAGAATAACTATGATTTACAGTTCCTTGTGTATTTGTATGACTTGTACTTGTTGCAAAATCAAAATATTTTCCATTTTCTCTCTCAGTACTTTTTTTTACTTGTATTCGATATAACTTGTTATTTATATCTACAATAAAATCATATCTACTATCAGATACTAATGGTTGACTTACTTGATAGCCTAATTGTAAAAATGCCGTTGCGACTTGCATTTCTGTAATTTTACCTTGAAAATGAGTACTTAAAATAATTATCACCTCAATTCCAAACTCCTCTTGTCTAAAAAGTCAAGTGCCCTACCACTAGGCGACACGCACATATTATATTTTTAGGGTGAAGTAAGAGAATTGAACTCTTATCTCAAGATTCACAATCTTGCGTGTTTACCGTTACACTAACAACACCATTATATTATAATATTTAAAAATCAGTGGTGGAGTCTTACTCTTTTTAAATATTATAGTTTTTAAATTATAAGAAAAATGCGGCTGTGGATTAAGTACTATTTACACCAAGACTTTTAACACTTAAAGGCTTAATCCCCTTACCTTTTCTTTGATGTCTTATTACCTAATATTTTTAATACTCAAAGCAAATATTAAAAATATATTTTTCTATAATTATTATTCAAATTTAATAGTTACATAATAACTTTGTAATTTTTCAGTCGGCAACTATTGTTCGCAAATGAACTTTTCTCTATGATGTTTGACTTCTTGCGACATGTTAAGTCACCAACTGAATTACAAATTTAGTGTTGGTATAAATACCAACTCTAATAAAAATCTCTTACGATTTTTGTTCAAGTCTGGGAGGCAGGAATCGGACCTGCAACTTCTGCATCCCAAGTGCAGCGGTCTACCAAATTGACCTACACCCAGATATACAAGAGGAGTTAATTAGCCTTTTAAAATCCTCAATTTTACGCTTTATTAAAAAATAATTTTGCTGTAATCCTCTTTAAGTAGTGCGGAGGAGAGTCGAACTCCTGACCTTTAGTGTATCAGACTACTGCTCCACCAACCGAGCTCCCGCACTTTATTCAAGACATTTTAAAAAATTTTTTGCATTTACCATTTGTTGTTTATATCTTTTTTATTATTTATTTATTTTATAAATATATTATATAATAATTTTTTATAAATTTCAAATTATTATATTAGCGGAGCTTACAGGAATCGAACCTGTACTACTGTTACATAGGATAGGTTAGCAACCTACTGCGATACCATTACGCCAAAACTCCAAAAAGTGGATAGAGATGGATTCGAACCACCGACGCTTAGGGCTTCAACCTAACGCTCTTCCTACTGAGCTATCTATCCATAAGATGGCTGTAAAGGGATAGCCATCTGCCTCACTGATTTTGTCCCTTAATTGTTCAGATGTTGGACTTAAACTCTGACAACGATAATCATTTCCCTTCTGACTACCGTCTCTCATGCCCGAAAAGAGATTCGAACTCTTATGCTTATGCGACTGCTTCTAAGGCAGTTACGTCTACCATTTCCGCCATTCGGGCAATATATGCTTATACTATTACCTTATTTATATAAACATAGTTTGCTGAGTCACGCAGTAAGGTCGCTTTTCAAGGCTCTCAGCTATTCTCTCCTTACCCAGATACCGATATCACCTAAGTCGGAAGGGATAGTCCTCTTGACTAACAGTTCACTTAACGCTTTTGGTTAAGACGTCACCCTTACATTCTTTAAAGTGCTGTAGGGAACACTAATGGGCGAAGAGGGAATCGCACCCACTCGGGACTAACGCCTCCGGTTTTACAGACCGGTGTGTCTACTTTATCACGCTACTCGCCCTTTTATATATAATCAAATTTATCAAACATTGGAGCAAAAGTCTTAACATGATTATGAGTTAAAACACCCATTAAAGTTTCTTTATCATTTTCTTCAACAATAAAGATTCTTGCTGTATCAGTAGTAACTGATTGTCTACCTTTTGGTTCTGTTAATCTTTTTGCACAATCTTCAACTTTCTTTATGTCTGCTGTATTAATTTCCATTCTTCCTTTACTACTAACAATAGTAAAAATAGGTTTATTATTTTTAATTTTTGGTTTTGTATCAATAATTTTACCACACCAATTCATATGATATTCTTCATGCATATCTATTATTATTAAGTGTGTTTTTACTAAAACTTCCGCCATTTTTTACCCCTTAAAAGAATTGAAAAAATTCATTATATCATTACTTACTTCTCTTGTCTCAATATTTTCGCTCCTTGGAGCAGGTTTAGATTGATAATAAGGATGTTGCTCTTTCCAACAACTTAAAAAATGTTTTGTCAATTTATCTTCTGTTTTAAATTTTTTATTACAAGTTGGACAAATATACATTTTAAATACTCCTTATTTTTCTAATAGCCTAGTTTCTTTTGATAAGAGAAACCCCACGGCTTAACCAAGAACTTGATAATTTTAAGAGTGTCTATATCATATTACTCTTGTTGCACAACTATTTTGGTTTTCCTAAAGACAGTTTCCTTGCTCTCCCAATGCATTTATATACCGAGCTAGGATGGACGCGGTTTGAGCTCTTCGGACGTTACTATTTTATTACAGTGAGTTCTCCAACGACAAACTGCTCCTCACTATAATAGGAGCGGAGGGAATCGAACCCTCAAGACTCTAAGTCACAGGAGCTTAAATCCTGCGTGTTTGCCAATTTCACCACGCTCCCTTTTTATTTATTTTTCTATATTTCTTAATTCTCTCTTTAATGCTCTAAGAACCCCCGGAGCTTTTACATTTTTCCCATTCTGTTCCATTGTTGCAATTCTGTTTTTCATTAATGCAATTTTCTGTTCTTTGTTCATATTTTTATTTTTCCTTTCCTTAACTTTCTATATATATTATATAATAATTTTTTAAAATTATCAAATTATTTTTATATATTTAAGAGTTATGCTGATATGCTTACACCACATGACCTACTCATAGAAAAAATATATCTTTTGTTTTTAAAGTACAAAAGATTAAAAACTTGTATTTAAAATCAAAACTTCTTATAATCTAAACTCTTAATTATAAGAATAAAGTTTTATTTTAAAATGGCGGGGACGGGATTCGAACCCGTGTTCACAGCTTATGAGGCTGGGCTGGAGCCTCTCCAGTCTACTCCGCTAATCATCCCTACGGGACTCGAACCCGTATTGCCGCCGTTTCTATGACTCCTTAGTTGTTTACTTCCTCCTTTATTTTTTGTAGCATTAAATCAATTTCATAATTTTTTGCCCATCTAATGTTTGGATTATTAGGCTGATTAGAAGAAAATCTTAATCTTGTTTCTCCTTTTCCAGCATTTTCTACAGGGATTAAATAACTTACTCCTTGATGACAAGTGTAAAAAAAATCAATTTCATCTTTCGTATAATATGTACTTTTCATAGTTCGAATATTAGTAGATTGAGTTTTTAATGAAATAAATTTCTCATCTGCTGATAAAGAACTTGATTTACATTGAATTTTATATAGCTTGCCTTCTAAGTCGATGATAAAATCATATCTTGAGTCTTGCACAATAGGTTGTGAGACCAAAATATTTCTTTGAATAAAATCTTTTTGACATTGCAACTCAGTCAGAGTTCCTTTTATTGTATTCTCTTGCATTTTTTCTTTTTCAACAACTATTTGTCTAAGAAAGAGCGATGTCCTATTCCTGTTAGACGAAGGGACGTTACCCGCATTTTTAATAAGGAACACGGAAACCTTTTTAAGAGAGGTTTTATATTTTTGATAAATTGAATTTTACAATCTATCTTTTTTATTACATATATATTATATAATAAAATTTTAAAATTATCAAATTATTTTTTTAATTTGAAAAGTTGCTAAGGAAATCGAATCCTCGTTACCAAAGTCTTATGTTTTTAAAACTGCTTTGGTAACTCTACCAAGAACAACTATTTTTTAGCGGAGGGGGAGGGACTTGAACCCTCAGTGGACTTTCGCCCATCACTGGTTTTCAAGACCAGCCCAGTACCAATTGTGGCACCCCTCCAAGATTACGCCGGTGAGAAATCGCATCTCACACCTTTCCTCTATCTAGGTCTGTTCACTTTATACTACGGCGTAAATATGTTGCCCCGTCGGGCTAGGCGTACGCTTTGCAAAGTTGCCACCCACTTTGCAGTATATTTAATCAGTTAAGTGTTTTTCCTTCTTAAACTACTAGACAGCTGCCGCCGTCCAGATAGGATTCGAACCTATATCTCAAAACCTTCTCATATACTCTTTTGACTCGTCCTACTTGGTACCACTTCGGCAAGTCTTGGCTTAACTCCGGCGGCAGGGTTCGAACCTGCGAAATCCTGATTAACAGTCAGGCGTTGTACCACTCGACTACACCGGATTATACGGCATTTCTATCTTCAACCAATGCCGAGGTCAATTTTGTTACTTTTTTGAATGGGTTAGAACAGATTTATTATTTTCGCAGTATCCCATCAATTTGTCCCTACAGTTTTTCTTCTGCGGTCTGAGTTTCATCAGGTAGTCAGACGCCCCTAGGACCTAAGCCCTACCCTTATTCTATATTTTAATAGGCATCACCATAGGTTCTGGTTCCTATCTAAAGGTGGTAGAGGACTCCATCAAGGAAAACTGGACTTCTACTTCTTATTTGTTTTCTTTTTACCTTTATCTTATATAAATATTATATCAAAAATTTTTTATATTTTCAAATAAAAGATTTATCTTTGATGACTTCTAAGGCTTGCAGGATTATTTTTATAGCCTAAATTTTTTGTACCCCTGCTACTGTTGTATCCCTTCTTTCTTTTAAGGGTCTGGTTTGCGTCCAGCACATCTCTCAAATTTCAAGAGCTATAGTAGAATTTGTTAGTAATTGATAAAATATTTTATTTGTTTGTTTTCTATATAAGTATTATATCATAATTTTTTTAAAAAATCAATTTATAACTTTTACCCAAAGTTTTTTAAATTTCTTTTTCTTATTTATTATACATATATTATATAATAAATTTTTATAAAAATCAAATGTTATTCATTTACATAAATAAGTAACTCTCCTGTGCCTGCATCTGTATATATCGCACCTTCGCTTTCATGATTATCCAATGCTAATTCTGCAATATGCCAAGGTACATCAAATATATCACCTTTATATAGTTCAGTCTCTTCTTCTGATGCATAATCATAAGTTAATACTTTAATATCTATATCAGAGCCTATATACTTTAATAAATCAACTAATTTCATTTTAATACCTCATATTCTTCTTTAGAAATTTCTTCCCAATAAGTGTTTTCAATAGTATCATTACGAAAATATTCTAAATCTTCTTCATCATATTCATTTTCATTATCCCATCCTGTGACAAGATATTCAAAACTATCAGCTTGACCAATAGCAAGTTCTTCCGCATAATCTGCTAATTCTTTTTCAGTTACTTCATCATCAAAAGCAACATATTCTTCAAAATCAGTTCCACAATATGGAGTGCTACCTTTAAATGCATAATATTTCATTTCTTATCAACTCTCTTTCTTTTATCTTATTATAAATATTATATCAAAAAATTTTAAGATTATCAATTAATCTTGTGTAATTTCATTTAAAGTTTTCATTTGATGATAACCATAATGAGTAAGTAACTCAATAATATTTTTAGCTCCCACAGGATTCATAGAATGAACTGCAAAGCCATTAATAGAAATTTGATTTTCTACAATAAATTTAGCTACATCATATCCAGTTTTATTTAAGCCTAAATCATGGTCAAAACTTAAATAAATCTTAGCATCAATTGGTCTATATTTTGTTAAATAATCTATTACTGATTGATAAGTTCTCAAAATTATAAAATTAATTCCCCAATTCTTGAAATATCTTTTATAATTATCTGGAATATTTCTTTCATCATCTAAATAGATAAATAATTTTTTCATTATCTTAATACCTTTCTTTTATCTTATATAAATATTATATTATATTTTTTATAAAAAATAAAAAAGAAGAGCATAAACTCTTCTTTTTATTTATTTTCCCAAATATAACCACCATTTAGTTTTTGAAATATTTAGTTTCTTGGTCTTTAATTTTTTAATTTTCTTATTATTATTTACATAAATATCCATTTGTTTTTTAACTAAATCATTAGATTTTAAGTCTGGGTATAATTGAACTAAAGTAATAAGACTTTCTTTATTAGCAGTTTTAATCATTATTTTTTCTTCTTGAGTCATATATTCTTTTACTAAAACATCAATAGCAGTTTCAATTTTTTCATTTTCTTGTTCATAAACAGCTATTTTTTCATCAATGACTTTTCCTTCTGCTATATCGTCCATCATGCATATTCCTATTATTATGCATATTACAAGAAATACACTAAATACAAAACTTAAAAAACTACCAACTGGCGTATCAACAAATTCATTAATAGTCAATCCTATTGCTATTAATATAATAAGGATAACATAAAAAACAATTAACATATTATTTTCCCCTTTTCATTATTAAATTTTAAAAACACCGGTAGATGGAGTCGAACCACTTACACCACAGGTTTTGGAGACCTGCTCTAGCCCGGCTAGGATTTAGGTTCTACCGGTAAATGCGGAAATACCCATTCCCGCATATTTTATTATTATTCTATCCCAAAATAATATCTACCTTACCAGTTGCAATATATGTCGACTGTACCATATGCACAGCCAGTATCATATACTTTCGCTGGTCCAAGAGAAGTCATAAATTTAGAATACTTACTCTTGAAACTATAATTACAAGATACAACGATGTAACCTTCTTTATCTCGTATAGTTCCATCATTTGCTACATGACGACCTGGGATTTTCAAACCGCCACCCGGCAAAATGCGTTGAGAATAATATGTTTCTCTTTGACCATTATAATTTTTAACTCCCATTGATGGTGTTAAAGGATTTGAAGTAATATGGTATCTGCCATTATATTGCAATTCTACACCCTGAAAGGAAGGAATTGGTTTATATATTTTAATTTTAATTACTTTTCTAAATCCGCCATCTTTAGACATAACAATTATTTTTCCTTTTCCTGCTCTTTTTGCGGTAATTGTTTTGCCTTTTACAGTTAAGATTTTTTTGCTCTTGTTTATAATTCTAATTTTTTTACAAGTTGCATTTGTAGGTTTAATTTTATTTACTTTCACCTTTTGCTTATCTCCAACTGTCATTGTCTTTTTACACTTTACTTTCATTTTTTTGACCTTAACAGTAGGTTTTTCTGTTGTGGTCTCATATTCAATTTTACTTGTTGTCATTGTTGCTATATCTGCTGCATCTACTGTTACCTTATCTTCTTTTAAAAATGTATACATTACAATAGTAAGAATTATAGTAATAATAATTGCTGATATATTAAGCATTAATTTTTTCATTTCTTTTCTTTCTCCTTTTCTTAATGCGAATACTCGGTTAATGTATCTTTAAACGAGACCTCCGCCTATTCAAAAGAACGACAGAAAATAATTATGCCAAAATTATTCTCTTATGCAATCAAGATTCCCAAGTTGCCAGTTCGGAAATTCTCTTTATCATGTGCCAATATGATATTGCTCGCTCTTACTTCAATAAGATATTGAAGATTTGCAAAGACTATAATCTTATTTGCTACTTAAGATATTGATAATCTTCTTTACTGTCTTTATAAATGGGATAAAGTTTATAAGACTTTTAAAATATTCAGTTGTTTTTCGCCTATTGGCGAATACTCTTAGTAGGATTCGAACCTACAAAAAACAGTTTTTGAAACTGCCGCCTATGCCATTCGGCTATAAGAGTTTAATTAATAAACTTATTTTTATTTATCCAAACACAATGAGGTTCAAAAATAAGTAAAAACTATCCTGAATGGACCTACTAGGACTTGAACCTAGGGTCTTGGAGTTATGAGCTCCCTGCTCTAACCAACTGAGCTACAGGTCCATTTATTTTCTTATATTATATTTTTTATAATCTTTATTCAAATAATTTTCAAGAGTACCATAAAGTTTATGATTACCTATTTCTTCAATTGGAACTCCCCACATTTCAGCTAATATTTCTTCTTCATACCAGCATTCTATTGCGTCTTTTTCAGTCCAATAACTAACATAATCATTTATGTCCCAAGAATCATAAATTTTTTTATAGGCTTTTCCTTTTGGTGGTAATTTATCTACATTTCTTCTTACTTTTTTATTAGCAAATCTCTTACTTTTTTTAGAGCTTCTCCCGCCATCTTTTATAATAGGATGTTTCTTATATGAGCGACTCATAATATCACCTCTTTCTATGTAAACAAGACACAAATAATGTGGCGAAAACAGGACTTGAACCTGTGACTTCCTATAGTGCGATATAGGTGCTCTACCATCTGAGCTATTCTGCCTATTATTATTTGCTGTATGTGTCTTAAATTTATATAAAATTTTAACAAGCAACTTTTATATAAAATGTCCTTATATTAAAAAATTCTTTTTTCTTGCTATACTATTAATAGTATTTTTAAATTTTCTCATATCACTTTGTTTATCAAAATCCCAAAGTAATAATCCAGATTTTTCAATCCAAGTTACATTTGCATTAAAAGATAATAAATATTCTACAAAGTCTGCGGGTGATATGTCTAATATTCTACATGGAATCCACCAATTAGCTGAGCCAGCAGAAAAATTTGAAGTATCTATACAATGCCATTTCCCCGTTGATGATTTCCATTCTTCCATTTTATAGATACTGCTCATTTTAGTTACCTCCTATTTAGCCAATCCTAATTTTGCAATTAATTCACTAACATTACGCTTTTCTTCTTCGGTTGGTTCTGCTACTGTTGAAGTAGTTGCTGACTGTAATATGTTCTGATTACTCTCAACTGCTCCTACTTTTGTTGCTCCCGGCAGAGCTGTATCTTCACCCTGTTCTACATTAGTTTTTGCACATGTTAATGCTATTTTTATTTGTAGGTTTTCACCATTTTCAGTTACAGGTATTCTAATTTCTTTTCCATTATTATATAAGAAAGAACCATCAAAAGTTTCTAATAACTTTTTAGTGATAAATTCTTTTGCTTCACTTCCTCTAGCTGCCATTATAATTTTCTCCTTTTTTTATTTTCTATAAATATTATATAATATTTTTTTAAAAATATCAATCAATATTTATAAATTCAGATTTAGAGTTAATAGCATCCATCTCTTCATTTACAAGAACTAAATCATTTTCTTTTAAAGTTGAGGAAAGCTGGATATATGCATCACATAATCTACATCTCCCGCCCCTTAAACAAGACCTGCCGCATCCTAATCTTCTTTCTCCAAAAGTAGGTAATATATGATGACCTTCTACTTCTCCTTTAAAACCTATAATATATTGGTTAAGTGGTCCAACCCATTGCTTAGATTTAGAATAAATATTCTTATATGCCTCTTGTTGATTATCTTCTCCCCAAAACTCAAAAATATCAACATAAGGTTCATAAATTTTAACATCTTCTGCTCTTATAAAAAATGATTTTATATCATTGCCATGTAAAAATTTTCTTTGGCATATATTTGGAAACACTCTGATATTTATGTCATATGAATGTAAAATTGGGGCAATGTCTTCTAAATAAAAGCATAAACCATCTGTAATAATTACATCAGAATATCCAGTCCTTATTGCGTTCCACATCTCTTCTTCATCACTAATAAAGTCTTCTACATAATAAGAAAAATCATTATCAAATAATAGTTGTATTACTTCTGTTTTATCTACATCATACTTCTTTAATAAAAATGTATAATTAAATTCTGGATTTTCTTCTTCTAATTGTTTAAATAATTCAATTTTATTTTTTTCCAAGAAGTCAGAACATTCATTAATCTTAATAATAATTCTTTTATCTGAATATCTATTAAAAAATCCTAATAAATCTTCATACTTTTCATCTTTTAACTCTATAATAATTTCATCAAAAGACTTTAAATCTAAACTTCTATCATATCTAACACTATATTTCATTATTTTCTCCTATGAGTAAAAGGTAGTATAAATTCTATACTACCTTTTACCAGCATATTTTTATTTGTCAAACTATTCAGCTACTTCATCAGTTTCAACTTCAGCAATGGCGTAACCCATTAATCTTCTTGAACCAACTTTTATTTCTTCCTTTGTTGCCTTTTCAGCTCTTACTAACTGAGATAATCTAGCAACTACCTTTGCCTTTGTTACATCTTCAAAAGCGTCCTGCTCCTGAATGATTTCTGTAATCTTATCAGCAGTCTGTCTTTCAGAAGTTAATACAGCTTCAATAGCATTTCTTAAGTCATCTCCAATAGCCTTTGCCTTTTCAGCTCTTTCTTTAGCCTTTTCAGCTTTCTTAATAGTTGCGGCGATTTCCTTATCAATGAACTCAACCTGTGCTTCCTGCTCATCATAAGCGGCAGCTGCTAAAACTACTTCCTTAATTGCTTCTAACATTTCTTTTCTTGTTACTTTCTTTTCTGTGTTTGCCATAATACATTTCTCCTTTTCTTTAACTATATTTCTTTCTTTATCTTATATATATATTATACTAAAAATTTTTATAAAATTCAAGCTGACTTTTTAATGCCTTAAAATCTTCCCATTACTTCTTCCTGTATTAAGTCAGCCTCGGCATCTGATAATTCTTCTAATGACAGCCCAAACTTACTTAAAACTGGGTTTATATCTGCATTAGAGAGCGTTCCCGCATTTTTCTTTCTTCTAAATTCAGCTATTGCACCTTTGATAGCCTTTTCTCTTTCTGAATCAAAAACTCCTTCTTTATCCATTGCATATAAATCAAATCCCATTCCCATTCCAAACATATTTTTATCTCCTTATTTTAATATCTTAATTTAATAAAATGTTCCCAATCAGTTGGTTTATCTAAATGATAATCTCCTTCTACATTACAAAAATCTTCTCTGCTATAGATTGAATCTCTTGTTTCATTAGTCCAAACATCAATATATTCTACAATAAAATAATTTAAAGCATCTAAAAGATGACTAAGATTAAAATGATGTGAGTAAGTAAGAGTACAATCCGCCCACTTTTTAGACTTTTTATCTATCATTCTAATTTTTACTGTTAAGATACCGCCGCTCCCATCTTTAAAAGAACAATAACTATCTTTTATTTGGCGGATTTCAAATCTGCCTTTCCATAAATCATCTTCTTTGATAATCTGGTTTACTTTTTTAATATCTCGATTCATTTTTCTTTGGAGTTTCTTTTTGTATTTATATATCATAAACAACACTCCCTTTCTTTATCTTATATAAATATTATATAATATTTTTTATAAAAAAACAAAAACTGATAATTAATGGGCATTCTTTTATAATTTATTATCAATAATTTTTATATAATTAAAAGGAGAAAAATAAATGTCAAAAAAAGATTTAACAGGAATGGAATTTACATATTTTAAAGTAATAGGAAAAGATATAGAACGAAGTGATAATAAGCATGTATATTGGAAATGTAAATGTATATGTGGAAAAGAATTTTCAGAACAAAGAACTGCTATTGAAAAAGGTTTACGGAAGTCTTGTGGATGTCAAAAATCTAAATTAATTAGTCAAAAAACACTAATTGATTTACAAGGACAGCGTTTTGGAAAATTATTTGTTCTGGAAAGAGACAAAGAAGCTGAAAAAAATCATCCAAAATCTAAACAAACTTTTTGGAAGTGTCAATGTGATTGTGGCAATATTATTTCAATAGAAAAGGGTAAATTAACAAGTAAAGGTCAATCTTCTTGCGGTTGCTTAAAATCTATTGGTGAATTACATATTAATCAAATTTTATCTACTAATAATATTTCATATATAAGCCAGTATACAAATGAATTATTAAAATCAGATAAAGAAGGCTATTATAAATTTGATTTTGCTTTACTTGATGATAATAATAATATTATTCGTTTAATTGAATTTGATGGCATTCAACACACAATTAATAATAATTATTTTAAAGATGATACAATTCAAAAAAGAGACAACATTAAAAATAAATATGCCAAAGATAATAATATACCTTTAGTTCGCATTCCATATTACAAAAGAGATAATATCACTTTAGAAGATTTATTAACAGACAAATACTTGGTCTAAGTATTTGTCTGTTCCTCTGCTCTAAGTTCATCTCTAACTCTCATTAAAATTTTACCTAAAACATTTTCTTTTGGCAATTGTAAACATTTTTTACAATAACAAGAACCAAAATGATTATCATGCCAATAGTTACCTTCTACTAACTGTTCATTCTCTGTTGCTAATAATTTAGCCTGCATCCTTTTGTTTTTAAACTTATTTGAAACAATTTCATACATTACTTCATCTTTTATTTCATCCCAATTACTTTTTATCTCTACTCTTCTTCCCATTCGTTTTGCGTCATCTGGAGTGTCTGCATTTTTAATTGCTTCCCTCTGTATTGGGTTACTTGTTTTTGCAGCCTGATATGCATGTTCAGAAGTAGGATATTTTACATTATGATACTCTGTCTGACACGCATAAAAATTTGATAAAAAACTATATTTTCCTTCAAAAGATGTAATCATTATACCCAATTCCTCCTATCTTTTTCAAATTTTTCTTTCTTTTCTCTTTTTAAGTTGCGGCGTGCTGGCTTCCCGCCTTTTAACGCCTTGTATTGTTTACATTTTTGACAGGCTTTACGAAAAGTTCCTTCGTGACCTAAGTCACAACATCCTTCATATTTGTAGTGTATACAAGTAATTTCTCTATCTTTTGCCATAATTATCTCCCCTTTCTTTAAGAGTTGAAGTCGCTATAATCAAAAATAATAGGTGCTCCGTTATTATATCCTATATTTGCTTCATGTAAATCATAAATACAATTATCTGTAATAAAATCAATTAATTTTTCTAATATATCACCACCATAATAAAGGCAAACGCCTCTTAACCAGTTTTCTGCTATATTGAAAAAATTCTTTTTTTCACAAATAGTGCCAGTTTTTTTATTAATCTCTTTAGAGTCATAAGTTTCATCATCTGCATTTGTATATTCTACATATTCTTGTTTATAAATAGGATATTTATTTACTGTTCCAATAAATTCAGTTTTAGCAAAAAGAAAAGATAAACCTTCTTTTTCGGCAATTTTATAATTTTCAACTTCTTTTTCACAATAATCCCATCCATTATCAGTATCGCTTCCACTAAAACGTTCAAATATTAGTTTGTCATAATCCTCTGATTCAGTGTCATAAATATAATGATATTCTCCTTGAAATGGGATTTTAATGACCGTTGTGTTCTTCTCTTTTGAATCCCAGAATATAAATACTAATTTACTAGCTCCACAATAATGTTCATAATCTATTCCTTTAGGAATGTTCAGTTTTTCAAATATTTTTTCATTTATATAACACATTCCACCTTGTTCATCAAGTCCTATATCTGTAAAATCACAATCTTGAAAAATCTTTAAGAAATCATTATTAGTCATAAATAAAAACGCCTTTCTTTTTTATTTTATAATAATATTATAACAAATTTTTATAAAAAATTAAAGAAGTAGAAAATATTCTACTTCTTTAATTATAAAATTGAAATATTAAAAAATAGCATCTGAGTTAAGACTAATATATCCGTTCAAACGTTCTATTGCAGTAGCAGTACGTATACGAATTTCTACATAAGCATAATATGATTTAGTATCTTCAGATGGAACAATAGACTTAATTATACAATCAAACTGTTTATCTCGAGGGTCAAAAATAATATAGTCTATATTCATTTTCATTTGATGATATTTAGGTTCTTTACTAAGTCTTACTCTGTCAGTAATGATTATGTTGTCAGGAAAATAACCATTTTCATCATAATAATTTATAAGATTTTGAGTGCGTGATTTTATTGAATGTCCTTTCTCAATAATATAACCCTCCTTTTGAGCTGCAGAAGGGTCTAGTATATGTGGGTCAAAATTATCTGATTTTTTAAATTCTTCTATTTCGACTTCATCATCTGACCAAGAATCATCATTGTAAAAAAATCATTGCTTTCGCTTCCTCCTTTATCCTGCATTAAAGCCATCAAAAGTAAAGGATTACTCATATCAAATGCGGAAGCTCCCTGATTTTCTCCATTAGTCTGGTTCATTAAAAACATCATCGGAATAAGGTTCTCCTTTAAACCGCCATCGCCGCACATTAACATAAGAGGCATAAGATTACCAAATGGATTATTTTCAGATGCAGTATTTCCTGTAAAGTCAATCATTGATACTACTTTTGTTACAAAATCAAATCCAAACATAGATTTTGTAGGAAGGATTGTTTTCTTTTCACCTGCCGCAACATCAGTAACCTGAATACCATCTTCTATTGATGTTACGAATACTGGCACACCATTATGCATAATAATATCACCCTTTTTAATATCTTTAATAGCACAAGGCATTTTAAAAATCATACCTTTAGCATCTATATCAATTAAATCTACATTTACAATTTCATCTTCATTAGCATCATATGATACCATTTCGCCTACTTTATTTTTAATAGCGATACCTAAATGACTTAAATGTCCGTCTTTAATTGCTCCAAAATCAAAATTTTTAAAAATATTCTTCATTATCTAATACCTCTTTTCTTTATATCTTTTATAAATATATTATATAATATTTTTTATTAAAATTCAATAAAATACTATCTTTCTAAAATTTTTAATATAAGTTCTGCACATTTATGACAAAGTTGTGCGTCTTTACTATTATATTTATTATTATGTTTATTTAGACCGTACCCATTCATACTAAGGTGAACATAATCGCCTTTTGAAAGCTCAGTTTCGCATCTATCACAAAATCTTTTAATCATTATCTTCACTCCTCCAATCAATACGTATCTGCTCTGGACCCATTATAGTAACTTTAAAACCATTATTTCTTAGCTCTTTTGCAAACCTATCAATAAATTTAGGTGGCATGCTAAATTCATCTGCTAAACGTCCATATTTAGCAGTCTCTATTAAAATATTATTAGCATCTTTTAAAAATTCATAATAATCTCTATCATTTTCAATAGCAACTATTCTTCTTAATTCTTTTGCTGTAACTAAAATTGGTTCTTCTTGTTCTAATGTAGATATAATGCTCATTCTTACTTCTCCTTTTTATCTTATTTCCAAGAAATTTCAAACAGACTAAAACAAGGACTCTCTTCTACTTTATATCCCATTTCTTCTAGCTGTGGTATTATATCTTTTTTAAAAAGAGGAGGTATTGTAATAGTTATCATAAATTTTCCTGAGGTCGCCGCCTTTTTAAATTCAAGATTTAATAATCGAACTAATTCTTTATACCCTTCTTCATAAGATTCTTTAGTTAAAGCTTTTAATTCTTCCGGCTGCATTAATTTTTCTGTTGATGTTTCAGACATTTTATGTTTCATAATTAAATCTCCTTTATAATACATCTTGAAAGTTGAGTTGTCTTTACTCCTCTAAATTCTTCAAATTTTTTTACCGTTCCAGTTAAATCAACAACAGAGCCTTTATCTAAAAATAATTCTTTCTGAGTAAACCATACCAAGCAATCTTCGCCATGATAAAAAGTATGGATATAGGTATAACCATAATTACCATTAAAACCACGAGTTGAATGATATACTACTGTTAAATTGCGGAGACGCTCACCTATTTCTCCTACATACTCAGATAAAGATGGACCTGCGGCTTCCGCAAATTTCTTATCAATAATCTGTTTTGATTTTTCAAAGAAGCAAGCCTCTTCACATTCTTCATCCCAACCATAAATTTCATCAAAAGTAATTGGAATTAATGTAAAATCTTCAGATAATTCAATTTTATTTGGAATATGCCACTTTAATATTGGATTATATTTAGCTCCTTGTTCTTTTAACCAGTCTTTAATAGCATATGTATCTTCTCCATATATACAATAAGTTACTCCGTCTGTATTAAATCCATGTTTTTCTAACCATTCTGCTTTAGTCATATTGTATCAACTCCTTTTTTAATACTTACTCTTTTTATATCTTTATAAATATATTATATAATAATTTTTATATAAAATAAAAGATGAAGAGTTATTCTTCATCTTTTTTCTCATAAATACTTATTTCTATTTTTACTATAATAAATTCACAAATTAATATTACAGCTATGAAAATTAAAACACCTATAAAAAATGGTATACTAAATAAAGCGGCAAACATAAGACCACCTAATATAGTAACTAAAATTGTTATTATTGTTAAAAGTAAGTAAATTAAAATCTTCTTAAAAGGGTGCATTTTATACACCCCCTAAAAACACTATAGCCAAACTACATGCTACATAAAGACAGGCAACCGCCGCCTTACCTTTATTACTTAATCTATTGATTAAAGTATAAGCCGTGCTAGATGATAAAGGTAACATTGTTAATTTTATATATTCAAACATAACTTATTCCTCCTACTCAAATAAAAAATCATAATCGTGTAAAGCCATTTCTATTTCAGCAATAGATAACTCAAAATGAGGGTGAGATGGGAAGAAAAACTCTTTCATCTCTTCCACTTCATCACAAGTTATAGATGCTCTATATTCGCTTCCCATAACTAACGCCGCCAAAGTTTCTACATCAGTGTAATCTGTATGATTATACCAGTCTGTTATTCTTCTGTCTATTGTTGTATTATCCATAAGAATTTGCTCAAATTCAAAAGCATCAATTACTGTCTTGAAAACTTCTTCATATAATTTCTTATTCATAATCATATAAAACACCTCTCTTTAATTTTTATTAGCAGTTTTACCTTTTTGGTAAAACTGCTTTTCTTTTTTACTTTCTATATATATTATATAATATTTTTTTATGATTATCAAAAATCTTCTGATATATTGGTAATAACGATTTCAGTGATAACTGCATTTTCTTTATCTTTGTCAGTTACAATTTCTTCTCCATCCTGTGGCTTATATATACCACGTCTAACTGTGTTAAACTGATAAGTTGCTTTTTCTACATTAAGTTTAAAATCATTATCATTTATATCAAAATAAAAATCATCAGTAGAAAATATTGCTTCACCAATAATACACCCCAATTTATCTGTAAGTGATAATTTTACCTTTTCCGCTTCTACTTTAGAAGGAACAAATGGTACTTTAAGACTATGACGTTCTTTATTTTTTTGCGTATAGCATATATTAAAATAAATTGTTTTATTACCTTTATCAATGTTTAAATCTTCTATTGCTTCTTCAAAAGACCAACCTTGCTGAAGTTCATAAGCTATTGCTCTTAAAGTATCATAGTTTGTTTTAATTGCGGTTGCTCGCTTTACTACTTTTGGTATCTCGCCCCAATATTTTTCATCTAACTTATCTTTTAAATATTTTACAATATCCTCTGATGTAGGATATTTAAAGCAGATATGATAATGAAATCTTCCTGGTCTATTTACCAAAAATGAACTAAGGCTATCTAAATTATTACAAGTAATTACAAATAACTTTTTATTACGAGAAGTTCCGTCAAAAAGTGATAATAAATCATTTTGTTCATAAGGAGAACTAAAAGTTTTATCAAATTCATCAAATAAAATCATACATTCAGTAGGAATACTATCAATATAATCCCCTAAATTTGGACTAGCTTCATTAACATAAATAACTGGTAATCCCATATCAATTACCGCATTTGTTAATAATTTAGTGAATAAAGATTTACCAATACCTTTATCGCCGCTTAATAACACTCCTTCGCTTCTATTGAAGTTACGAAATGTATTTAATACTTTTTCAACTTTCTTTGTATGAACGCCATAAATTTTTTCTTTAATATCATTTTTATCCGCAACATATAATAATTGATGTCCTGACTGAGGGTTAAAAGTTACCTTATAGATTCCCGCAGGTAAAGACTGATGTGTCTGTATACTTGAATCATATAAATCATATTTAGTTCCAGTTTGTATAATAGTTGTCATATTTATTCACTCCTTTTCATATCTTATATAAATATTATATAATAAATTTTATAAAAAATAAATGAAGTAGTTTTTAAAGGCGGCGATGATGTATTTATACTTGATAATTCTCTAAAATTTTGATATAATATTTATATAAATAAGGAAAGGATAAATATTATGATAGTTAAATGTGATATGATGAGTTGTCCATGGAATATTAATACAGATTGTAGTAAACCTTTAGTGCCAATTAGAAATGGACAATGTATATTTTTTAACCAGGTAGTGCGTGGATACATGATGCCTGTTGATGATAGATTAAAACAAAAGCCAACTATAGTGGAGGTAGATTATGACGAGTGCGGAAGTGGCGATGAAGCTGAATGTGAGCGAGAATTATGTGAGGAAGCACTTCAAGAGACTTCAAGAGAGTCTGAAAAGGCGGGGAGTCCTACTAGTGAAGATAGGGAGGGGTCCTGACGCAATATATAAACTAGGTAGTGTAGAAAACACTTTATTAGAATAGTGAAAATTTGGATGATTTTTGACTCTTGATAAGAAATTAAGCAAAATCGTACGAGTTTTAATAAAAATGCTAAGAATCGTATAATAATGCGGATGCTCTTGGTTAATAGCAACATAAAGGCAGCCTTCCCGCATTTTTAATAAGAATGGTGCAGTTTATTAACATTTTTTATTAACATTTTTGGATAAACTGTTAAGTGGTGCACTTTATTAACATTTTTTGCTAACATTTTTAATAAAATATTTAAAGATAATAAAAGCGTTAATAAACATAGGACAAAAGTTAAAAACAGTATTTGGACTATTTTTATATAAAGGTGAAAGGAGATTATTTATATGAAAATAGAAAAAAATTCAAGACAAATGCCTAGTGATAAGCATTATTTATCTAGTAGAACCTATTCAGACAGAATGTATGGTTATTTGCAATCTATTTCTGTAACTTTTCCAGATATGGAAGCTAGATTTGTAAAAAAGGAAGATTGTAAATTTGTTAATCTTGCAGAAGGATTAGGAATAACAAGACAAACTGCATCAAAAAATTTTCATAATTTATTAGATAGCGGTCTTATTATTTATAATGAAGAAGTAAAGATGTATGAATTAGTTGTATTAGATAGTAATATTGCTACTCTATTGCCTATTAATACTGTTAGGGTTTTAGTTAATACATTAAAAGAAAGAAGTTTATCTGTATTAGCAATTTTGATTAAGATATGGTATAAGAATGAAGAAAAATCTGGACCTTTTTCTTTAAGTTATGTTAAGGCTATTTTAGGTTTAAGCACTAAAAATAAAGGAGCTAGTAATCAAACTATATTAGATATACTTTTTGTTTTAAAAAAATTAGATTTAATTGAATACCATGCTCAAATGGAAGGCAATAAAACTAAATATTATTTAGACAGTGTTAATAATACTTTAAATTTTAATGAAGAAGAAGTTAAAACAAAAATTATTTAAGAAAAATGTTAATAAAGTGTACCAAAAAATTTTAAATAAATGTTAAAAAAGTGTACCAACTTTGCTTAAATGATTGTTAATAAAGTGTACCAAGTTTAATTAAAAATGTTAATGAAGTGTTACCCTTAATAATAGTAATAGATTTTTTGAAAAATAGAGGCTATTAAAAAATAGTATGAACGGTTAATTTCAAATCTTAGCTTCGCTTCGCTCAGCTGATTTGAAATTAACCTTATGAGAATTTTGGGCTTAATGGCGGAAGGAAGATGAGATTATGAATAAAAAACATAGAATAGTTTATAGAATGGATTATGCTTTAATTTTACAAGAAAAAGGTCATAAAGTTGCGGGGGTAATACCAAATCCGCAAAAGCCAGAGTATAATACATGGATTTTTGAATGTGATGATACTTTAGAAGATGATTTAAAGTTATTAATAAAACAAAATAGGAGTTTAAAATATGAATAAAAAAGAAAGTTTAGTTAAAAATTTGCGAAAAAGTCAAATGGAAGCAACTGCCGCAGAGAAAGAAGCTAGGAGACAGAAAAAAGAATTGCAAATGAAATTGGAAAAAATTTTGGAAGATTTAGATAAAGTAGCGGGGGGTAGTGATGAAAAGGAAACTACAGAAAACTGATTTGGACCAAATGGAACAGCCAGTTCTTAAATG